GACATATGGTATTATAGAAGGATTATTTAATGTAAATGAATATGTTGAAATAAAAAATAAAACTGTTCAGGAGTTAAAAGATGTTTCACTTATTCAATAAAGTTTATGTAGTTTCTGATTCTTTATTAAACATAGATTTTGATAGAGTAGTTTTATCAAAAAATTATGGCGTTCAAATGTATGGAGAATTAAACAAAATTTCTAAAGGTGAATTATTAATGTATGCAAATGATTTTTCGAATGTGGAAAAATCATTTAGTGATTTCATAAAATTTTTAAATGACCGTGTTGTAAAAACCAACAAAAAAATTATAATATATGTTGATGATGAATCATTTATGAAATTAACAAGTAATTGGTTAATTAATTTATTTAAAAATATCAATGATGATACTGCTTGGTTTATAGTTGATTCATATTTAACAAAAATGAAGAAAAATCAAGCTTGGAGAAGTTATAACCTTTTCACCGGTCCAAATTTATATAAAGAGGTTAATGAAGTAGATTTCAAAAAGATTTTTAATGGCATTAATGTAAATCAAAGTGATTCACTTTTACTCACACTTAAAGAACAAATCAGTTTAGAATTTTTGATTGCGTCTTATAAACATGACGGATCAAATTTATCACCTCTAATCGTTTGTTTGGAAAAAATATTAACAAGAACATTACAGGAAATATTATTAGAAGTAAAACATACTGTATATAAAAATCAACATAAATCAAATTTCAATATTACTTTTGATGAAGAATTTTTTTCCAATTCGACATTGTATAAATCAGAATCACTTGGTAATGTTGGAAGTTTATCAAACATTGATTTGATAAATTCTTCTGCGGAAGATATTAAAAAGTTCAAAGATATTGCCAAACAAATTTATATCAACTGGGATAAATTTTCAGAAAATTCTCCTGTTATTAAAAAATTAGAGTTGTTGGATTTGATTCGCAACGGATTAACAAAAGAAGAAGTTGACAAAATTTTGCAAATGGAAAAAGAAGATACTTCCAACAACAGAATTTATCCATGTAGTGATGAGGAATCGATCAACATCTATCTATTGGATCATGTCTTAAATCAAAATTCGGAACAATTGAAATCATATCAACTTAGATGAAACAAAATGATTATTATGAGTTGGGTTTTTTTCAAACGAATGCACCTGACAATATTTTGAAATTACTTTGGGCAGAAATTTATTTGACTGAGTGGATTAATGATTCTGAAGAAGGTATCTACAAACAAATACCTTCTTGGTACAAAAAGAAAAACAAATATGCATTGAAGAAAGATGGTTCAAATAGATCCGAATATGAACGTCTTATCGGAAAAGAAATATTCGAAAATACTCCGAGTACACTGATAGAAATTGGCAACAAACTCATACAGAATGGCCAATTTGATTTTTTCAGAACTTACTACAAATCACACGAATTAAAATACATTGATCTCTGGAATGGTTCAGAGAACATTGATTACCATTTCGATACGATAAATGGATGTGACACACTCATTCTGATTTATCTTACAGACTCCGAAAAATGGTCAACTGAATGGGGCGGTTCTATAACCATGAAGAAACAAGTTGGCAATTTTTGTCACTACGAACAAAAAATTCTACCGGATAGTGGAACTATGTTGGTCATAAACAATGCAAATCCACTTGTCATGCACAAGGTAGAAAAACTCCATAACACATCAATAAATAGATACACCTTCTCTTTTATTTACAAGTGGTTTTAAATTGATAGCTGAACATATATTGAATATACACAATAAGAGACCAGATACTGGTGAAATTATTGTAACACTGTTTGAATATTGTGATTTGAGTTGTTTATTTTGCAACCAAGACCACGATAGCTATGAGGGTATCGATACAATAGTTGGTAAGTTTGACTCAATCAAATTGTCAATCAACCAACAAATAAAAAAAGGTAAAAAGCAAATCTCCATACATATGATGGGTGGAGAATTATTCTCGGATACAGTAGAAGATAAAGTATTCGATGACTACGCCGAACTAACCAAGAAATTATTGGCATACGGCAAAGAAATAAACATACCTCTAGAAGTCTCTTTCATAACCAACTTCATATGGAAAAAGAAAGAAAGAATAAAGAAATTTCTGGACGATAACAACGTATTGGTCATGACGAGTTATGATCCATCAGGTAGATTCAACAAAAAAACTTTTGAAGTGTACAAAAAAAACATACAAGATTTTAAAGAATATATAATCAGTGTCAACGTCATTATGACGAAGCCAAATATAGATAAATTTATGTCGGATAATGTACCGTTTTTCGATTACTTATACGAAAATTTTTCAATCTATTTTGATTATTATGGACCAGGAAAAAACCATGAATTTCTAATGGCAAAAGACGTTGAGATTCGTGACTTTATGAAGTACATGTTTCAGAATTGGAAAAATTGTCATCCATTCAAAACATTTACCAATAAAACCGCGAACAAAATGTCATGCATGGATACGCATACTGTTATGCCATCTGGAAAATGGGGTGGTTGTGGTTACTTTGAGAATTTGGAGAAAGTTATACCAATTAAACTTGTAACTGAACAAAAGTGGTTTGATGATTACAATTGTTATGAATGTGAACATCTGCAAAGGTGTACTATGGGATGTTTTATGAGTAATCACGTAAAGGATATGAGAACTCAAGACACATGTTGGTTAAAAGAAGTTTATGATTTTGTTGATTTAAAAGTTGAAAGGGAAAAATAGAATGATTGTATCTTTAATTGAAGAAAACAAAGATTTTATTGCAGCTGAAGCAATCGCTTTTGTTCAAAGAACTTATCCGAATTTCAAGTTAGATAAAGAACTTATTCGTAGAGATGTACATATGATCATCGATATTTTTATGGGTGAGTTGTACGTGGAGGGCGGTGTTTATTCTTTAGACATTGAAGATAATCGTGATATGTTTTCTTTTCAATTGAATAGATATAAAAAATCATTCGTGGCATTTAGAAATCATTCCGAACAAACAATTGATTGTATTCAATATGTTAACGATTTAATAAAAAAAGTTATAACAAATCAAAAAGTGGAACCAGTTCTTAACACACAATTTCATCAAATATACGATAATAAACAAAAATTCAATGAAGAAAAATTGAGTGAATTTGATATTATTTCCAGTTTAATTATTGCAAATTCGGATGCTGGATCAAATAGAAACTATCATATCGATTTCATTGAAGAATACTTCGATAAAGGTTTTGTGGTTACTAAAATTCCACCACATATACATGAAAAATTGTGGCGAGAAATTGAAAATACCAAATGGGTTGATGCTAAAAATACAACATATAAAAAAATACCAGATTGGTATCATGAAAACAAAAAATACTATGTTGATCCAACGGGATATGATAGGCCTTCTTATGAAAAGAAAATTGCATCTGATATTTTTACGAATGCGCCAAAAAGTTTAATTGATATTTCGGATGAGTTAATACAAGATCCTTTATTTGATCCATTAAGATTATATCGGCCACCAAATCCTATTACAAAATTTTTACATTTTTGGAATGGAAGTGAAAATTCTCCACATCATGTTGATGCTATTGATGGTTCTGATCTTATGGTTTTTTGTTATCTTACAGAAACAGAAGATTGGAAAGAAGAATGGGGTGGATACATTAATATTTTTAAAGAAGTCAATTCTGAAATAACTAATCATAAAATTGTGTTACCAAATAATGGAGTAATGGTACTAGTTAATAACTCTGCACCAATTTTTAAACACGGTATTAGAAATTTGATTAAAAAAGATATTAATAGATACACGTTTATCTTTCATTATACTTGGACATACTAAACATAAATTTTTGCCATGGAATTAATTATTAAACCAACTGAGAAATGTAATTTCAAATGTACTTTTTGTTCTAGTACGCACATCACTGATGATAAAACGGCGGAATTAGATCACGAATATATCTTCAAGTTTTTAAAGAGATACCCAGAAACAAATACTATCATTGTCAATGGCGGCGATCCATTAATGATGAGTCCAGAATATTACTGGAAAATAATTGAACACCTGGATGAAATCGGTAGTGAGGCTGGCATATCATTTACCAGTAACCTGTGGCCATTCTATAAGAATCCTAAAAAATGGGCCAAACTATTTACACATCCTCGCATGGGTATTACAACCAGTTTTCAATATGGTGGTGGTAGACTTAAAGGTGACTTGACAGAATTCAGTGAAGAAGATTTTTGGAACGTCAGTGATATGATGCTGGACGTTGTTGGTTATCGTCCAGATTTCATAAGTGTTATCACTAAGGAGAATGAACATCTAGCCATCAAGAACGTTGAACTGGCCAAGAAAATGGATGTGGAATGTAAATTGAACTATGCGTTCAGTAGTGGACCTCCGGTAAAATTCAAAAACATTATCATGGGACAACAGGGGCAACCATATTTACTGGCAGATATTTACAAAATATATATTGAAATATGGAAAAAAGATTTGACGCAGTGGGAATATAACACAAAACAGATGGTCAAAAGATTGATTGGCCATACAACAACTTGTCCACAAAATAGAAACTGTGATGAAAGCATTCGAACATTACAACCTAGTGGCGATTATTACAGTTGCGGTGCATTTGGTGATGATAAAATCTATCAAATAGATTTCGAAAAAGAAATGTCAGGTGAAAAAATATTTCCTTTGAAATTTCAACCAGAAATACAAAGTCTTAAACAATCCTGTTTCACCTGTCCAATGTTTCAAATTTGTAATGGTTGCAAGAAGACAATTAAGGATTTAAAAGATCATGACTTGGTGGAAGAACATTGTTCAAAAATGAAACTATTGGCACCAGACATTATTGAATCTAATGGTTTGACGGGTGCTTTAGAACTCACACCATATGTTAGAGAATATACATGAATGTTTCTATTAATCCAAGTTACTTCTGCAATTTCAGATGTGACTTTTGTTATCTGACAGAAAAGCAATTATCAGACCAGAAGAAAATAGAATTAGAAAAACTGGATGAATTATTATCACAAATACCAAACATAGAACATGTTGATCTATACGGTGGTGAAATAGGTGCACTGAAAAAAGATTACTTTTATGGATTGAAAAATACAATACGAAAACATTATAGTGGTAAAATTAATATTAATACCAATTATTCCATGTTGCACGATGGATTCTATGAAGATGATTTCTACCTAAGTGTTAGTTATGATTGGGAAGCCAGAGAAAAGTCTGACAGGGTTTACCAGAACATGTTGTTAAGTCCAGTGCCTTTGGCCGTATTGGTCCTAACCAGTCCTAAAGTGTTACGGATGAATGTTGATGATCTTATATTGTCAATGAACATGTGTAGTGGTGTGAGAAGTGTGGAAATAAAACCTTACAGCACCAACCAGGCAAATCAACATCTCGTCACACACAAAGACTTTGAGGAGTTTGTTAAAAAGTGGATTGAAAGCCCAATACAAAAAAACTTTGAATTCATTAATGAATATTATATTGAAGATGTTTTGGATGGTAGTCGAAACGCATTCAGTGATGACCACATCTACATCACACCAAATGGTAAGTTCGCAGTGTTGGAATTTGATTTAAATGACAATGAATATTTCTTGGAACTGGATAGTTGGAACGATTATGTGAAATGGACACAAAAAGAAAAACGAAACAACGTCAGTGATATCTGTAGAAGTTGTGAATTCTATGGCAAATGTCTGACTGAGCACTATCGTTATGTCAAGGATCTAAATAATGGTTGCAATGGTTATAAATTTTTAATAGAGTGGTATCGTGACAGAATGGAAAATTAGACAAGAAATTTATTATAGACTCAATACTGATTTTGATGATGATCTGAAAACCAAAAAGGTTGAGATTTCGGATGATATTGTCAACAATGCGGTACGATATTTCAATGATCGTAATATTGGATGGATATATCCAGCAAAAAGTTATATGGTCGGAATATGTTATTCACGTTGGTTGTCAGAATATTTTGGTGGCGAACCACTGTCTTATTTAAAAGATCAATCTTTACTTTACAACAATGATCCTTATTTTCAAACATATGATCAGGACAAAAAAGTTTATGATCAAATATTGTTAAAAATTAATCACTGGAAATTTGATGAAACAATCGGCCTAGTTCCAGATGTTAAGAAGTATTTTATGGAAGAATTTATGTTATGATTCAAAATTTATGGCCAACACCCTTTTTAAAAACGAATTTTCCAGAAAAAATAAATAACGATTTGTCCAATCATTTATTTTTAAAATATGATTTTTTTAACAATGTGGGTCCAGATGCAATTGCAACCGAGTCAAGAAATATTTTCGATGATAAATCAAAAATAATAAAAATTTTCAAAGATCAAATTGTAATACCACTATTCGATACTTTTTTAAAAGAATCGCTGAATAAAGATTTGTCCTTTTGGAAAGGATATGCACTTAAAGGATGGTTAACTGGTTCGGGTAAAAATTATTCTTCGGAATTTCATAATCATAGAGGATCATCACTCTCTGCCATATTTTATTTGTTATGTGACGATGTGGATGTAGGTGGAAATATTCATTTTACGGACCCAAGACAAAATTCAAATCGAGGATATGACATGAATTTTATTTCTTGGTTTGAAAATTATACCTTTGTTCCGAAAAGTGGTGATGCAGTTGTTTTTCCTAGTTTTTTGTATCATTATGTTTCAACCTATAAAGGAAACATAAGATTGGTTTTACCTGTGGATCTTTTTTTGTTCAACAATTAAACTTCGAAAAGCAAAAAATATCCTAAATATCTTAGTGTTTTTTGAACATGATAAATACCATTATTATAATAAAAAAGGTAAAGATTAATCATGGCAGCAGGATATCAAGAACTATTTATAGAACAGGGGGTCGATTTTTCAACCTCCATTACCTTGGATAATCCAGATAATGAGCCCTTTGATCTAACTGGCTTTGAAGCGAAAAGTCAGATAAGAAAATCCTATTATTCCAACAATGCATCAGCTCAATTCACCATCAGTATTGGAACTCCAGCTAATGGTACGATAAGTATGGCTTTAAGTTCAGCAAACACAGCAAATTTAGCTTCAGGTAGATATGTTTATGATGTAGTTATTAGAAAAAACAATCAGATTACAAGAGTTTTGGAAGGAATTGTTAATATCGTACCGCAAGTTACTAAATTTTAAAGGACAAAAATGCCTACGGTAACAGTTTCACAACCTTCGATAATCAAAGTTAAGATTGATAGTCAACAAAGTAAAGTCAGCACTATCAATTATGCACCAAAATCACTAAAAAGCGATTCTGATGTTGACATGACTGGTGCTTTGACCGGTGATGTTCTGGTCTATAACGCAAGTACACAAATTTTTAGTACAAAACGTATAGGATCAGCAACGCCGGTGACGGGTGCTTTAGTACCAACCAGTACAAGAGCATTCGATATTGGTACAACAACACGAAGATTTAGAAGTATTTATTTGTCCGGTAATACCATTGATATGGACGGAACACAGTTAAAAGCTGATGCCGCAAATGGTACACTATCATTCAGTGCAGCTCCGACACCGGAATTTCCAAATCCAATTGCAATTTTAATAACTCCGCAAGGAGGTTTTGCACCAGTTCAAACAGTGGCAGGTGAAATACCCCCATCAACAAATATACAAAGCATTATTGCAAATACTGCAACATATCTTCAATTCACTGGCGGTGATGCGGGTTTCTTTTAAATGTCAAATACAGTCATACAGATATTAAGATCATATGCAAACACCATACCACCATCTTTGGCGGACGGTGAATTAGCATATTCTTTTGCGGCCAATGCGTTATACATTGGAGACCAATATGGTAATATTATAACAATTGGTGGATCAGCTTTTGCGGCAAATGTTACTGTTGCTGTTGCAAATGTATCTATTGAAACTTTGAATGCGGACGGTGGCGAATTTTAATAAATAACGTTATAGCTTAATAATAAGGACAAGAAATGGCTAATACTTCAATCAGAATTAAACGTTCTACCGGAACAAGTTCACCAGCAAATTTGTTATCCGGTGAATTTGCTTATTCCTACCTATCAAATACACTGTTTATTGGTACTTCGGATGGTACTTCCACATTAAATGTTGGTGGTCAGTATTATACCAGTCAAGTAGATCAAGCAACAGATGCTGCTACCGCACTTAAATTGGTTCGTAGAGATGCAGGTGGTAATGCTTCTTTCAACTATGTTTTTGCAAATATTGTTGGTACTATTATTGGAAATGCAAATAGTGCCACACAATTATTGAACGCAAGAGATTTCAGTATTAGTGGTGGCGACATTTCTGCATCAGCCGTTTCTTTTGATGGTACACAAAATGTAACACTAAATGCTTCATTAAATGCAGTTCCTGGTTTAGTTTCTGGTGTTTATGGTGGTACAACAGCAATTCCTGTTGTAACTGTTGCTGCAAATGGTCGTGTGATGGCTATTTCCAATACGACCATTTCCACCTCATTTGATATAAAAGGTGACACAGGAACAGATACAGTTAATGGTGGTGATACAATAACATTTGTTGGTGGTGATGGTATTACCACCGCAGTTACAGACAATACAGTTTCATTTGCAGTAGATACTACAGTTTTCCGTTCAAATACTGCAATGACCAAACAACTGGTTGACGGAGATGTTCAAATTTCCGGTAACTTGACAGTTCTTGGTACAGAAACAATCATTAATGTTCAGACACTAAACATTTCTGATCCATTATTAATTTTAGCTGGTAACAATCAAACATCCGACATTGTTGATATTGGTTTTGTTGGACACTACAATGATGGTGCAAATAGACATGCTGGTGTTTTCCGTCATGCAGGTACCAAAGAGTTCTATGTTTTTGATAATTATGGCACAGAACTTTCTTCAAATAACACAATTGATGTTGCAAACAATACTTTCCGTGTTGCAACTCTTAATGCAAATATCAAGTCTCAATTTGCAAATGTAACTACAGCAAATGTTGGTACAATTAACTCTAGTAGTGCAAATCTAACAAACTTAACTCTTGGTACTGCATTAGGAGTACCTAGTGGTGGCACAGGTGCAGCATCATTCACTAGTGGTGCAATTATAATTGGTAATGGAACAAGTGCATTAACAACACTTGCTAACAGCACATACACCGCAACAGGTACTGGCGCACAAAATAATACAGTTACATCTGTGACCGTTGATGCCTACGGCCGTGTAACTGCTGCAACATTCCAAGCAATCTCTGGATTGACTGTTGGTCAAGGTGGTACGGGTGTTTCTTCATTCACAGCTGGTCAAATCTTGATTGGTGATGGTGCAGATGGCATCAAACAACTTGCAAATACTGGCACCGCTGGAACATACGGAAATGCAAACACAATTCCAGTAGTTACAACTGATGTTTATGGTAGAGTTTCTGGTGTTACAAATACTGCAATCGCAATAGATGCATCACAAGTATCTTCTGGTCTATTACCAATAAGCAGAGGCGGTACCAATAACGACACCTTCACCTCTGGTGCAGCAATATTCTTTGATGGTACCAAATTTGCGACACTTGCAAATACTGGTACTGCTGGAACATATGGTAGTTCAACACAAATTCCAGTCATTACAACTGATGCATACGGCAGAGTTTCTAATGTCACAACTGCCACAGTAAGCACTCCAGAACTTGCTAATGGATCTTACTATCTAGCAATTTCTTCTACTGACGGTACCGTTTCTTCAAATGGCGCAGGATTCTTGTTGAAGAATGGTGCAAGAATTAAAGATACAGCAGGTGATGCTGTTGCATTCGGTCAAAATGCCGGTGCATTATCTCAAGGCGGCCAAGCAGTTGCGATTGGTGATTCTGCTGGTTACAACACACAAGGTGACTTTGCAGTTGCAATAGGTTACGGCGCAGGTAATCAAAATCAAAGTCAAGTAGCTGTCGCTATCGGTTTGAATGCCGGTATGGTTAGCCAAGGATACAATGGTATCGCAATCGGTAATTCAGCAGGTTCTTCAAATCAAGGAACAGGCGCAATCGCCTTGGGTTATTCCTCAGGTGGTGCTGGAGGAAACTACTCAGTCGCAATTGGTTATCAAGCGGCTTCAGGAAATACAAGTTCAATTGGTGCAAATGCTATCGCATTAGGTTATAAAGCTGGTTACGAATCTGCATTTGCAGGAAGTATTATATTGAATGCTTCTGGAAACAATTTGAGTTCAGCTGCAGCAGGCCTGTATATTGATCCAGTTCGTTACACTAACGCCCAAGATTCTACATATGATGGTCTGATGTTCTATAATTCAAGTACAAAAGAAGTTCGTTATTCATATGCATTAGACGGAGGTTCATTCTAACTTGAATATATAATGTAACATTTCTTTATAATAGGAGTTTGAAATGGCAAATGAAAAATATATTAATCACTATGTTGATATTTTAACAGGCACTCTGACAGATACAATTCTCAAGAGTGTTTCCATGCAGGCTAATGCTAGAATCACTGATGAGGTTATCAAAGAACAAACGGAAAAAATTGAAAAATTAACTACGTCTTTGAATCAAAAACAAGAACAAGTTAATCAATTAAATTCCCAAAAAGCTTCTAATGAAAATACCGTCATCAATGATTTGAATACAAGGATTTTACAAAAAGATTCTGAATTGAATAGATTGTTGAACGAATTAAATGAATTGAAAAGCAAATATCGAGATTATGATTCGATAAAAAATCAGGCAACACATGTCGATACATTTAAAAATGAATTGATTAAAACACGCGAAGAAGTAAATAAAGTTCGTGATGAATATGAGAAAAAAATTGTTTCTTTACAAAAAGAAAATGATGATAAAGTTAATGTGATAAAGAAAAATCATGAGTCTGAAAAACAAGATTTGACACAAAAAATTAATGAGTTGACCACTAAAATTGATTATTTGCAATTACCTCCTGCCAAAAGAAAAAAAATTGATGAGCTAAATAAAGAGGTAACCACACCAGTTATTTCGAATGTACTGGTTGGAACAAATAGCTTAGTCGAAGATGGTGGAACTTTTTAAATAAATGTCAAATACATCAATACAGTTAAAGAAATCAGGACAAACTGGCAATACACCATCAAACTTAGCATTTGGTGAGATTGCCATCAACTACGCCGATGGTAAACTGTATTACAAAGATGATACTGGTTCAATAGATTTCATTTCTAACCAGTCTTCATTCGACACCATCAACGCAAATAACTCACTGATACTTGCTACTGGTGTTTCAGATACTCTCTCTTTTGTTGCCGGTAATAATATATCGATCAATACAAATACCACAACAAAAACAATCACAATCAATTCTACCGCAGGAAATGACGCCTACGCTAGAGACACAGCCAATGCAGCTTTTCAAAAGGCTAATAATGCACTCGCAAATACTAATGGTGCAACTTTTGGTGGCGATTTAAATGTTACTGGAAAACTTAGTGTAATTGCTTCTTCTGGTGATGAAGGTGGTGAAATATTTTTAGCACAAGCACAAAGTAATACCACATTGTCTGGTGGTATTACAATTGATTCGTATCAAAATAAAATAAGATTTTTTGAACAAGGTGGATCGGCTCGAGGTGCTTACATAGATTTAACTGAATGTGTTGGTGGCGCAGGCACAAACCTTTTAAATCCTGGAGCTACACCAGATAGTACGGCTAGAGCTACTGCAAATGCTGCATTTTTACAAGCCAATGCAGCTTATAGTTCACAAAACACAACAGGCACATATGCTAACTCAGCTTACAATCAAGCTAATACCGCAACAACAAATGCAGCTACAGCTGATTCAAAAGCAGTAACAGCTGGCTCATACGCAAATTCGGCATTCTTAGTAGCGAATACAGCTGACGACAAGGCAATAACAGCTGGCTCATATGCAAACTCGGCATTTAATCAAGCCAATACCGCTACCAATAATGCAGCTGGATCTTCCTTGTATGCTAATGCAGCTTTTGTTCATGCTAATGCTGCATTTAATGCAGCGAATACTGCCGGCGGTGGATCCGGTAACGCTGCTTTCATTTTTAGTGGCACCAGTAATGTATATTTTGCAACAGCTAATGGAAACATTGTAGCAAATGTTGGCGGTAATACTATTGCAACAGTTACAAATACAGGCATTCAAATTGCTGGCGGTGATTTGGCTGGTGCAAATAATATTTACGCCAATAATTTTATTTCAAACAACACCATTACAATTTCTGGTTCTGGTGGCGATATATCTGGCGCAAATAATATTACTGGCAATAACATAATTGCAGCCAATGGAATTGTTGCGGCTGGATTAAATGTAGTACCACATTTACAAAGTGCATTTACGGCAGCCAATACTCCAAGTCATGTAGCCAATTCTGCGGCAATATATGCTAATGGAGCATTCACCAAAGCAAATACTGATGTTACTGATATCAATATTACATCTGGAACTTTTGGTAACTCAACTCATATTCCGGTTGTTACTGTTTCGGCTAATGGTAGAATTAACACTATAAGCACAGTAGCAGCAACTGGAGGGGGCGGTGGTTCAGGTAATGCATCCTTTATTTCTAGTGGTACAAGTAATGTATATTTCACATCAGCGAACGGAAGCATTTTAGCAAATGTTGATGGCAATACAATTGCAACAGTTACAAATACTGGAATTTTAATGTCCGGTGCTGAAGGTGATTTATCTGGTGCAAATAATGTATACGCAAATACATTCATAGCTAATACTAGAATTAGAGTTGCTGGTACCGGCGGCGATATTTCTGGTGCAAATAATATTACTGCAAATACATTCACAGTTAACAATACTATTGTAATATCAGGATCTGGTGGTGATATATCTGGTGCATCCAATATTACTGGCAACAACATAATCGCAGCGAACGGTGTAACTGTTGCTGGATTAAATGTAGTACCACATTTACAAAGTGCATTTTTGGTTGCAAACACACCGAGTCATGTGGCCAACTCAGCAGCATTATATGCTAATGGTGCATTCATACAAGCCAATACTGCAACCAATAATGCAGCTGGAGCTTCTTTGTATGCTAATGGTGCATTCATACAAGCCAATACTGCTACCAATAATGCAGCTGGAGCTTCTCTATATGCTAATGCAGCTTTTGCTCACGCGAATGCAGCATTTAATGCGGCCAATACCGGTGGAGGCGGCGGATCCGGTAACGCTTCATTCATTTTTAGTGGCACAAGTAACGTTTTCTTTGCAACAGCCAATGGAAACATTGTAGCAAATGTTGGTGGAAATACAATTGCGACTGTTACCAACACTGGCATTCAAATGGCTGGTTCTGAAGGTGATTTATCTGGTGCAAATAATGTATACGCAAATACATTTATAGCTAATACAAAAATCACAATTGGCACCGGTATCGGTGGTAATATATTTGGTGCAAACAATATTTACGCTAATACGTTTATTGCTAATACCAGAATTAGGGTTGATGGTACCGGTGGTGATATATCTGGTGCAAATAATATTACTGGCAATAACATAATTGCAGCCAATGGAATTGTTGCGGCTGGATTAAATGTTGTAACACATTTACAGAGTGCATTTACCGCAGCCAATACACCAAGTCATGTGGCCAATTCAGCAGCACTCTATGCTAATGCAGCATTCTTGGCTGCAAACACACCAAGTCATGTGGCCAATTCAGCAGCAATCTATGCTAATGGTGCTTTTATACAAGCCAATACCGCTACCAATAATTCTGCTGGAGCTTCTCTGTATGCTAATGGTGCTTTTATACAAGCCAATACTGCTACCAATAATGCAGCTGGTGCTTCCTTGTATGCTAATGGTGCATTCATACAAGCCAATACTGCTACCAATAATGCAGCTGGTGCTTCCTTGTATGCAAATGGTGCGTTCATACAAGCCAATGCTGCATATACCAGAGCTAACAACTCTTTAAATGCTAATACCGGTGGTACTGTAACAGGAAATGTAACAGTTACTGGATTTACAAATTTGGGAAATGTAGGTAATGTCATTATTACTGGCGGTGTTGCAAATCATGTGTTGAGAACTGATGGCGCAGGCAATCTTTCTTGGGTCGCGCAAACTGGAGGAGGCGGTGGCACCACAGATCAATTTGCTAGAGACACAGCTAACGCAGCATTCACTCAAGCAAATTCTGCATTCACTCAAGCAAATACAGGAGGCAGTTTTACATCTCTTACAGTTGATAAATTTACAGGTGATGGAAGTACCACATCATTCACGTTAAGTACAATACCATCAAATGAAAACGATACAATTGTAAACATCGAAGGTGTATTACAATTACATTCTTCTTATAATGTTTCAAATTCTATTATAACTTTTGATGGCGCACCAGCAAATGGTGTTACAGTGGAAGTTATAACTTTAGGCATTAGAAGTGCAAGTGGTATTACAACAGATAATTTTGTTGGAAACGGAAATACCAACGTATTTACATTAAGTACAACACCACCAAATAAAAATTCAACAACAGTAAATTATAATGGTGTTATCTTACTAAGATCAGACTATTCCATTTCTGGTGCAAACTTGATACTGGATAGCGCACCAGCAAATGGCGCATCTATTGAAGTAACAACTCTTGGTGATGTATCGGTTTCATCATCAATTTCATCAGCTAGATCATTAGGTTATTCATTAATTTTTGGAGGATAAAATGGCAGCACCAAATTTAATTGGAGCAACAAATATATATGGAAAAATAACTGCTGCAAATTTAACATCTAATACAGCAACCACTGTTTTAAACAATGCATCAAATTCGGGAAAATGTTTAAAAATAAATACACTAAACGTTTCGAATTACACGAACACCGCAGCATTTATAACAATAGGTTGGTATAATGCAGCAAACATTGGAGGAACACAACATGCAATCGTAAGTGCTGTTTCTGTTCCAGCAAACAGCACACTAAACGTTATTGATAAAACCAGTCAATATTATCTGGAAGAAAATCAAAGTTTAGGTGCAATTGCTAGTCCTGCAAATTCATTGTCGGTCACATGTAGTTATGAGGATATAAGTTAACATGCCCAAAAGATATTTTGGTGGTGTCGTAAGTGCATCAAGACCAGTAGCAAATACTTCTTCAGCTTCCGCATTTTTCAACATAACTGAACAATTACAGCTGTATCAACTTGGTAGCTGGCCACAAGCAGGAAGACCACCCATTTTAGAATATCTTTTGGTCGCAGGAGGAGGTGCCGGTGGTTATACCACAGCTACTATTGGTAATGCTGGTGCCGGCGGTGGCGCCGGCGGTTTTGTTACATCAAATAATTTAATCACACCAATTTCAACAATTACGATTACTATTGGTGCAGGTGGAACAAGTACATTATCAAGTTCCGCAAATGGATCAAATAGTACAATATCAGCTACGGGCATAACCACATTAACAGCTTTAGGTGGTGGCGCCGGTGGATATGGTGCAGGATCAAACTTAAATTCTCAACCAGGTAGGGCCGGCGGATCTGGCGGCGGCGGTGTCGGTCAATATCCCGGTGGTTCAGGTTTACAACCAACATCAAATTCAGGTGGTTTTGGAAACAATGGTGGTACAGGCAATAACAATGCTGCTGGCGGCGGCGGTGCTGGTGCTGCCGGCGGCAACACAGGACAAGCTGGATCAGGCGGCATAGGTAGAATTTGGCCTTCTGATTCTAACACCTATTATGCAGGCGGCGGTGGTGCCGGCGCATATGGTACTAATACACCAGGAGTGGGAGGTGCCGGCGGTGGCGGCGCCGGCCGAGCAGCAAGTGTTAATGGAGATGCAGGAACAGTCAACACCGGCGGTGGCGGTGGTGGAGGCGGCAGCGCTGGAGCTCAGCTTACAACTGGAGGTTCTGGCGGATCAGGCATTGCAATCATAAGATATCCAGTCAATTATTCAAATGCGGCAAATACAACTGGTTCTCCAACACTTTCCACTGATGCCAATTATAGATATTATACTTTCACTGGTTCGGGCTCAATTACTTTTTAATCAAAATGCATTCATAAATATTTTTAGAAAAATCATGTGACACAAACAGGACAAAAATGTCAATTACTTTAATAAAACCGTATAATTTAGATACAACAGCAAATTACACATTCAATCAAATAGTAGCAAGTTCTGCTATTATTAATGGTAATGATATTTCTTCTGGTGGTGGCCCAAAAATAACAAACATACAAGTTACAGATAGTTCTTACAATGTTTTGGACGATACTGCTGTAAGCATATCTGGTGGTTATATAAAAATAACTGGAACAGGTTTTGCTTCTGCTTGCCAAGTTTTAATTAATAACACTCCAGCCACATCAACAACTTTTGTAAGCGCAACAGAAGTTAGAGCACAAGTTCCTGCAACTGCTGCTGGAACATATGTTGTGTATTTGGTAAATACAGATGGCGGCGTTGCTATCAGAGTTAATGGTATTACATTTAGTGGAACACCTACTTGGTCAACATCAAGTACACTTCCATCAGGTGGTGTAGATATATCAATTCAATTAGTTGCAACAGGTGATGGCACAGTTACATACTCTTTGGCTGCAGGAAGCAGTTTACCAACTGGCGTAACACTTTCAAGTAGTGGTTTGTTGAGTGGAACTGTAACTGGAATAACAGGAGAAACAACATACAGTTTTACTATAATTGCAATAGACTCAGAATTACAGGATAGTCCTAGAACATTTAGTATTACAGTCACATTTTCGGATACAAATTTTCCTTATGTGACTACTTTGTTCAGTGCGAACACCGCAACTTTACCATACGACAGTGATGCCAGCAACAATAGCTTTGTGATAACACCAAATGGTGATGCTAGACCCAATAATTTTAATCCTTATACACCTGGTTATTATAGTAATTATTTTGATGGTACTGGGGATTATTTAACACTTCCCACCAGTCAAGCAGCTTTGCAACCTGGATCTGGAGATTTCACAATAGAATTTTGGTACTATACTTCAACTACACCATCGAATTATATAAATTTATTTTCTTATAACTCAACCGGTGATGCTTTACGACTATTCCTTTATACTACAAATGCCTTACAATTATGGACTGGTGCAACACAAACTATAGTATCAGCAAATGATGTACATGTTGCTAATAGATGGAATCATGTAGCTATAGCAAGAGTTGGTACCACAATTACAATGTACATGAATGGAACAAGTATTGGCACAGCAACCAATAGTACAAATTATGTAGGCAATTTAAATATTGCGTTTGAAAGTGGGCAACTAGCATTTACAGGTTACATTAGCAATTTTAGAGTTGTCAAAGGCACAGCACTTTATACCTCAGCGTTTACTCCACCTACAACACCATTAACCGCAGTATCCAACACCAGTTTATTAACCTGCCAATCCAATCGTTTTATAGACACATCAAATAATTCTTTTACCATCACAAGAAATGGTGATGTTAAAGTCGAAGGATTTGATCCATTTGTGCCGGCCGCGGAATTTGCAGCCCGTGGTAGCACATACTTTGATGGTACTGGGGATTATTTGACTATTGCTGACACTGCAAATATTCAACCTGGAACAGGTGATTGCACATGGGAAGCATGGATATACCCATTGAGTTTACCCAGTGCAGGTAACTATAAAACTTTGTGGGCACAAAGAAATAACAGCGATGAAGAAGGTGGAGCAGCAATAGTCTTTAATAGTTCAGGTAATTACCAGTATTTTATTGCAAACGCAGCAGCCAATGCCTGGCAGGTAAGTGGTGGTAGTACAGGATTCAGTGTACTCTTAAATCAATGGCAACATGTGGCATTAGTAAGATCAGGTAACACTATGACAATGTACCTCAATGGTGTCGCAGGGACCACGGCTAGTGTATCAACAGGTGCTATTGGAACTAGCGGTAATCTTACGTTGATGGCAGGTGCAACCAACGGTATACAAACCGTAGACGGATACATGAGCAACTTTAGATTTGTAAAAGGTACCGCAGTATATACCTCAACATTTACCCCATCAACTTCACCCTTAACCGCAGTAGCCAACACCAATTTATTGACATGTCAAACCAATCAACCTGACAATAACAACATTTTCATAGACAACAGTACGAACAACTTCTTAGTAACAAGAAACGGTAATACCACGCAGGGAACATTCAGTCCATATGGTGCATTATGGAGTAATTACTTTGATGGTACTGGAGATTGTTTAAGTCTTTCTAATAGTGCTATGACATTAGGAAGTGGTGATTTCACAATAGAAATGTGGGTTTATTTAAATGCTCTACCAACCAGCAATGATTGGCCAGGTGCATTTAATAATTGTGCATCACTAGTTAGTGTTGGTACATTAAACGCGGCCGATGGATTCAACTGTATAATCGGTAGCACCCAAATGTTCTGCCAAAATAATGACACTAAGTATGGTACGGCATTGCATGGCATGGTTGTCGGTACGTGGTATCATTTAGCTTATGTGAGAAGTGGAAACACCATATATTTTTATGTGAACGGTGTACAAAAAGGCAGTGTAGCCTTTACTGGTTCTATTGGCACTGGAGCATTTACTTGGATTGGGTGTGAGTCCGGTCAAGGTGCATACATAAATGGTTATATGAGTAACGTTAGAGTTGTAAAAGGCACAGCACTCTATACCACAACATTTACTCCATCCACTTCACCATTAACAGCAGTAGCCAATACCAGTTTACTGACTTGCACAGACAACAGATTCATCGATGATAGTCCAAATAACTTTACCATCACAAGAAGCGGTGATGTAAGCGTACAAAGATTTAGTCCTTTTAGTCCACAAACCGCAAATACTTTTTACAGTGGTTATTTTGATGGTGATGGTGATTCTTTAACTGTTCCGGCAAGCACTGCATTCAGTTTTGGAACAGCTGACTTTACTGTAGAATGCTGGGTGTATTATCCCTCTATATCCAATACTAATGGAAAAATGGTAATTGATGCACGGCCAACAAGCACAAACGGAAGTTATTGGAATATGGGTGCTGGTAGCACAGGTATAATGGCGTTTACTACTATGACCGTAAGTGGTACCACAGTTTCCGACACGGTGGCTAGACCAAATCAATGGGTTCATTATGCTGCAACCAGATCAGGTACAAACCTTAGATTATTTGCCAACGGCACACTAGTGGCTTCGGCCATAGACTCATCAAATATATCATCCAGCGGTTTACGCATAGGCACAAATGCTTTTTCTGGTGCAGCCACTGACACTTTTTGGTTAGGATATATTTCTAATGTACGAATAATCAAAGGCACAGCACTTTACACCTCAACATTTACTCCATCCACTTCACCATTAACCGCAGTATCTAATACCAGTTTATTAACCTGTCAAAGTGCAACTTTTATAGATAATTCAACTAATAACTTTACTATCACGGTTAATGGTAATTCTAGACCAACCACAGTTGCACCATTCACATCAAATACAACAACAGGAGTTGATTACTCACCAAGTGTATATGGTGGCAGTATGTATTTTGATGGCACTGGAGATTATTTGTCATGTAGTAATTCGGCTTTAGCAATGGGAACCGGATCATTTACATGGGAAGCATGGATATACTGGACAACAGGTTCTGGATACAGACAAATATTTTCAACTAGAACCACAAACGGATCATCAACTGCACAGGGCAGTTTAGCTTTAGTTGCAACCACTAACTATCTAGTATGGTATACTAATGCTGCTATAATAACTACAAGTGTTGCAGTACCATCTAATACATGGGCACACATTGCTGTAGTGCGAAATGGAACATCACTCGTCTTATATCTAAATGGCATAAACGTGGGTAGCGCAACAAACAGTGACAATTTGACTGCTAGTGTGTTTAGTATTGGTGCAAACAACGATGGTAGTGAACCGTTTGCGGGATATATTTCAAATGTCAGAGTAATTAGAGGTCAAGCAATATATACCTCAAACTTTGCACCCCCTACTGCACCATTAACCGCAGTCAGAAACACCAGTTTATTATTAAACGGCACCAGTGCTGGCATCTATGACAGTTCAATGATGAATAACTATGAAACTGTAGGTAATACTAGCTTAGTAACAAATATAGAAAAGTATGGTAATAGTAGTTTATATTTTGATGGCACTGGTGATTATATGTTAGTTGCGCCTAATGTTAATTTAGAGTTTGGATCTGGTGACTTTACTATTGAGTTTTGGTTATACCGAGTTGGCAGTGGAAGAATGGCTTTATACCACGGTAGTTTCGGAACCGACTGGAGTGTTGGTATAGATATATCAAGCGTAAGCCCGAATACAAGTAACACCATTGGTATCTGGGCTAGCAGTAACGGTACATCATGGAATTTGATCAATGCCGATAGTGGTGGTAATGGTATAGGTACTATTGCAGTGGCACAAAATACATGGACTCATATTGCTTATGTTCGCAATGGTACAACTTGGATGTCCTTTATCAATGGTGTAAGAGATAGAAATATAACTGGAGTTAGCGGTTCTATTGTTAATCGTGCAACTTCGCAAAAAGCCATTGGTGCATGGTTCTCAGACCCTTCTATGGCTAAGATAAATGGTTACATTAATGACTTCCGTATAACAAAAGGAATAGCTCGTTATACTGCCAACTTCACGCCATCTTCATTACCATTTAATCCAAGGTAAAAAAAATGCCCATATCATTAGGATCCGGAGTAAGATTAGGAGCTGGTGTTAGAATTTCTAGCCCTGTTATTCCATTAGAAATTGAATACTTAATTGTTGCTGGTGGCGGCGGTGGTGCATCAGAAGGAAGCTACGTTGGAGCCGGTGGTGGCGGCGCCGGTGGTTTGTTATTAGGATCTGGTACTAGTTTCAGTAAAGGAGTTGCCTACACGATTACCATCGGTGCCGGTGGTGCAGGTCGAACAGGTGTACAAGGAGTTGGCTTTCAGGGAGGAAATACTAGCATAATAGGGTCTGACGTTTCAATTACTTCGGTCGGCGGCGGCGCTGGAGGCCGAGGTCCTAATACAGCTGGTAACGGAGGTTCGGGCGGTGGAACTGCTGGCAATTCGGGAACAGTGGGTAAAGGTGTTTACCCCGGATCAACTTTCATCAGTGCTGCTAGACAAGGTTATGATGGCGGCCTAGGAACTGGAACATACGGCGGAACATCATGTACAGGTGGAGGAGGCGGCGGTTCAGCAGGAGTTGGTGTTAATATCACTGGTGGTGCAGGAACTGCAAGTTCGATCAGTGGAGCTTCTGTAACTTATGCAGCCGGCGGTAACGGAGGCGAGCCTTACGCTGGTGGTAGCAGTTCGGCAGCAAATAATACTGGTAATGGCGGAGCAGGTGCCGGTGGCCTCTCTAACACCAGCGGAAGTGGAGGATCTGGCGTAGTAATTATAAGATATGCCGATACTTTTGCTGCAGCGGCTAACACCACAGGTAGTCCAACAGTTAATGTTTCTGGTGGTTATAGAATATATACTTTCACTGGTTCAGGTTCAATTACATTTTAAAAAGAGAAAGCTATGCCATTAGAAATAGGAGCTGGGGTAACATTTGGTTCGGGAATTGAAATTTTAATGCCGACCCCGGTGGTTTTTTCAGTTGAATATCTAGTAGTAGCCGGTGGCGCTAGTGGAGCTTGGAGTACAGATACTGTTGGAACTGGCGGCGGCGGTGCCGGCGGACTCTTATCTAATACACAAACAGTAAGTTCTGGCACTACTTATACTGTAGTTGTTGGTGCCGGTGGTGCGACTCAAACATCAACTAATTCACCAGGCAATAATGGAAGTAATTCAAGTTTTGATATTATAACTTCTTATGGTGGTGGTGGCGGAGGATTTTGGACTGATACTGCTGCAAATGGTGGTGCTCGAAATGGTGGATCAGGCGGCGGCCGAGCTTCATCTACAACCAACGCAACACATATTGGCCGAGGAGTTTATCCTGGATCTTCATACATAGATGCTCCTAGACAAGGTTATGATGGTGGTAATGGCGCAGGAACCGGTCCAGTAGGTCAAGCTTCAACCTCTGGCGGCGGCGGTGGTGGTGCCGGCGGAGCTGGCGGTAACTCACAATTTAGAGACATTGGTGGTTCGGGAGGTGTTGGTGTAAATAGTTCAATAACAGGAACAACAGTTACTTATGCAACAGGTGGCACAGGCGGCACAAGATATATTAGTCCTGGTGGAGGTACTCCTGTTGCCGGAGCAGTAAATACAGGTAACGGTGGCGGCGGCGGCAATGGTAATAATATTGGAGCCGCTGGCGGTTCAGGTATAGTTGTACTAAGATATGCCGATACTTTTGCTGCAGCTGCCAACACTACAGGAAGCCCAACAGTTACAGTTTCTGGTGGTTACAGAATATATAAATTTACAGGTTCTGGTTCAATTACATTTTAAAGAAAAAATAAATGGGAATTAATATAGGCACAGGAATTCGTATTGGTGGTGGATTAAGATTTAATAACCTTTTAACGTTTCCAACAGTTTCTTCAGTTGAATATTTAATCGCAGCCGGTGGCGGTGGTGGTGGTGGACATTTTGGTGGCGGTGGCGGTGCTGGTGGTTTGTTAACAGGAAATGTTTCCGTTAGTAGCGCCACACAATATACAGTGACAGTTGGCGCTGGAGGAACAGCTGGCCCAACTTATCCAAGCTCTTCGACCGGCGGCAATGGAGGCAACTCATCATTTTCCGTTTTTGGTACCACAGCTATTGGCGGTGGTGGTGGCGGTACCCGCATAAATGTAAATAATGGTTGGGTCGGCCAAAACGGAGGTTCTGGTGGCGGCGGAGGAAACGAAAATGGTACCACTGCTGGTACAGGTACATCTGGCCAAGGAAATAATGGCGGCGCCGGATATAATGGCGGTGCAGATTCTGCTGGTGGAGGTGGTGGAGGTGCAAGTTCCGCTGGCGGTGCAGCAAGTTTTCAAACGGGAGGAGCCGCAGGTAATGGTACTTCTTCATCCATATCAAGTTCTTCAGTGGTTTATTCCAAAGGCGGTAGCGGTGCATCAGGATCAGTTCGTGGCACCAGTGGCGGTGGAGTAAATACTGGTGGTGGCGGTGCAGGTTCTCAAGCAAATGCCGGTGGTGATGCAGGAAGTTCAGGTGTTGTCATCATAAGATATCCAGATTCTTTTGCTGCAGCTGCCAACACTACAGGCAGTCCAACCATCACAGTTTCTGGTGGTTATAGAATATATAGATTTACTGGTTCAGGTTCAATTACATTTTAAATATTTTTCTATTAATCAATATGAGCATTACTTTTAACACAGGCATCAATATACAAGGCGGAATAATCTTTGATTATGCGTCTGATATTGCGCCGCCAGCTGTGGGTCAAGTAGAATTTACAACAGCTAATACTTACACATGGACAGCTCCTTCTGGCGTTACTAGCGTTTGTGTTGTATGTGTTGGTGGCGGTGCTGGTGGCCGCTATGGAGCCGGCGGCGGTGGATTAGGTTGGAAGAATAATATTACAGTAGTTCCTGGACAAAATTATACAGTGGTTGTTGGAACAGGCGGTTCAGAAAATGTTGATGGTGGTAACAGTTATTTTATAAATGTTTCAACAGTAGCTGGATTAGGAGGGCAAAGACCTGCTGGCGGTGGTTATGTTGGTGACGGCGGCGGTAACGGAGGACAAGGATATAATCCAGCACCAAGTTATGGTGGTGGCGGAGGTGGCGCCGGTGGTTATTCAGGCAATGGCGGTGATGGCGGCGCAACTTCAGGCGGTGGTTTTGGTGTCGGCGGCACTGGCGGCAACGGAGCCGGTGGCGGTGGCGGTGGTGGCGGAGGACCAGGAGGCGCAGGTAATACCTATGGTGCCGCCGGCGGCGGAGTCGGCATATATGGCCAAGGATCCAATGGCGCTGGTGGAACTGGTGTGAATTTAGGTTCTGGAACTCCTGGTCAAGGAGGTTCTGGTGGCACAGCAGGTTCAGGAACAACTGGCGGTTCTTATGGCGGTGGCGGCGGAACAGGTCGTTATAATGAATATGGTGGTCCTGGTGGCAGTGGAGCTGTTCGTATAATTTGGGGTCCCGGTAGAGCTTTTCCTTCTACTATGACAAGTAACATGTAAAAAATAAATGGAGTTTTAAATGGCACATTTTGCACAATTAGATGAGAACAATATTGTTCAACAAGTGATTGTAGTTAACAATGAAGAATTGTTAGATGAAAACGGCGTTGAGCAGGAAGAAAGAGGTATTACTTTTTGTCAATCACTTTTAGGTGGCAATTGGAAGCAAACTAGTTACAATGGAAATATCAGAAAGAATTATGCAGGTGCAGGTTATACTTACGATGCACAAAGAGATGCTTTCATTCCACCAAAACCTTTTAATTCTTGGTTGTTAAACGAAACAACTTGTTTGTGGGAAGCACCGGTGCCTCATCCAAATGATGGCAAAATGTATATGTGGAATGAAGAAAATGTTGCATGGGAAGAAATTGTAGAGGAATAAAATGCCATTAACAGTAATTAGACCATCAAGCATATCTAATACGGAAACATTTACATTTAATTCGGTAAATATTTCTGGTAATTTGATTGTTTCTTCTACAGCGATTGATGCAAATTCCGTAACTTTAGCTCTTAGTCAATCAAACGCAGCATACACACAAGCAAATACTGGTGTGTTTAATATGTTGCAATCAGGTGAATTAACAATAACAACAGGAACATCCAGATGGTGGGCACCCTTTAATTTACAAATTACAAATATTAAATCCAGGTTAAGAACAGCTGCTGACGATATAGTTACAATAAACATCAATAAAAACAATTCTTTGGCCAAATCTTTTACTTTTTCCGCAAGTTCAAATACTACCACAATAACATCACCTTACTTTTCAATGAATGAAAATGACTATCTAACTGTTGATGTTACAACTATTGGAACTTCGGTGAAGGGAACTGATTTGTACATACAGTTCTTTTATTCTAAAACATAAATATTATTCTAGGAGATTAAAATGGAAATGGAATTTACAATTAATGCAAATGAAAAAACCACCAACTATAAAGTTGTTTTGGAAGGTAAAACCGCAAATTTTTTTGAAATTGATGAAGAACAAAACCAAATCTCAATTTGCAGTCAACCATGGAAACCAAATCCTGATGGAACAACAAGCGACTGGTTAAGTGCAGAAGAAGCCGCCGAATGGTTTCAAAATAGATCCTAATAGGAGAAAAAATGGCTAAAATTAAAAATGCTGGAAGACAAGATGTTATTTGCGTTCTGGAAAATCCAACACCCGGAGCAAATCTAATTTACATTGAAGGTGAAGGTTATAATTTAACTACTTTAGCACCAATTTTCAATGCTGATGCATATATGAGATTTGGTTATCCAGCATCTAATTATGAAGGATTTAATTGGTCTTTTCAAAAAGGGCTCAATGGCAGCGGCGAGCAGGCTAGATTAGGTTCAGATTCATGGTCATTGGCTTTAACAAAAGAATGTGCTGGATGTATACAAGATACTTATGGAGATACTAATAATCCCGTAACAAATGTTAGTTTGTTACACATGCTTTCTTTAGATTCAAATGTAATTGCTGCACCTGTTCAGAGATTGACGAGCAATAACAACTTCTTAAATATTTGGACCGCATCGACTAGCCAGCACAATTTCAGTTCACAAAAAGTTTGGTACAATGTTCCCGGACCCTCACATCTTTGGCCTGTGACAAATCAAGTCGAAAATTACCAGTTTTCGAATGGTTTTTCTCATCCCAAACTTGTTACAGTTAGAGAGGGTAATACAGATTGGGTTTCTTGTCTTCATATGAATCATACTCAATCCGGTGAAGGCCAAGGCCGCGGTGCGCTAGGTAGGAATAGCTTTTCGAATTGGTCTACATCAAATCAAACAAGAGGAACAAACGAAAGGCAATATTATACCATACAATATATCGGACAATCAGGACAAAACGGAAGACCGATATATTTATACAATTACATGCTAAATGATTTTACACAAACTATCACAAGACATAATGTAAATGATAACAATTTTACGGATTTGTATAATTTTACAACAACTCCTTCGGCCGGAGGAACATCAGCTGGTGGTTCTAGATTAGGAACATCCATAGCTTTAAATGCATCAAGAATGGCATCACACACCTTTACTGATCCGACAGTAGCTAACGGTGTATGCTTTTTTGTTCCTTACTTAGACACAAATTTAAATTATCATCCAATGGTAATTCATTGGAATAGATCAAATGATGTCTTTACAAGAAGTACTAACACTTCAATAACTGGTGCAAATAGTAGTACAATGTGGACTTCTGCTAGAGCAGGCCAAGATGGTGCATCTCTTTCTGCTACTGTTTATTGGAATGAAACTTTTACTAATGGTGGAAACAGATACTTAACATTAATGCATTTATGTGGATATTATCTAGTTCACGATACGGCACCTTCAGCAAGAGTATTTTTAACATATCTTGTTGACCCAACAAATCCAAGAAATTTAACATATCACAGTTCTGTAACGATACCATCAACACCAAGGCAAGCAGTTTTCTTAAATGATGCTCGAACTCTACTTGGTGTAATTACAGCTAATATTTTATATATTTACTCTTGGAATAACACCAATGGATGGGTATTGACTTCAACAATAAACGAACAAATTTTCAACTTGGGCAGAGATTCTACCGATAGAATATGGGCTACATCAGCTATAGGTGGATCAATAGGCGAAGGACGTTTTCAAGGATCACAGACAGGATTACAATATCATGGTGATATTCATGTCATAACACCATCTATTCCAGTTAGAATAACGATAACAACAGCGAATTCAACATATGATTATGTTGGCACAACAATTAGCACAACAGCAAACGTAAGTGCTTATAATGTCACCAATCAAAGAATTGCAACACAGGTTAACTTGAATATTGAGGGCTCAACAATAACATTTACTGGAGGTGCAAATACCACAACAATAAATACTTCAACTACAGGTGAGACATCTGTGCCCATCAATATAGTTGGATCTGGATTAAGCGATATTGTAGCTAACATTGTGATATAAAATGGGAACACGAATTACTGTTGCTTCCTCTCAACAAAATAAGTTCAATTACTCTGAAAGACTTGGGATTATCACAACCAATTCTTTCAGAGAGTTTAAAATACCCAACAATATACAATTAGATTTTGGAAGATACACATTAAGTAGCAATAATTTGTCTATCGGTACAACAATAGTATTAGGTGGAAACTCAGTTGTTGCTAATGGAGGTTTTCTAGAAACATCATCCAATACTTCACTGACTTTACCTGGAGCATTTACAATTGAAGTTTGGTCTAGAGTTTCATCTTCACAATTTCAGCAAACCATTTTTGAATTGGGAACATTCAATAATGGAATTTTATATCGAGTGGGAACAGGTGGTAATGGTGTTTATATAAACGGTAGTTCTCCCACTGTAACAGTTCCGCAAAATTTTGGATTATGGAATCATTTGGCCATTTGTAGAGATGCCAGCAATAATCTTGCTATATTTTTCAATGGCAGCAGAGTTTCGATTGGTTCTTTTTCCGGATCAATTAATTCAGCTGGTGATCCAATAAGAATTGGTGGTTCTCGGCACACATCTGGACAATTTTTTTATGGAAACATTTCTCAATGCAGAATTGTAAAAGGATCAACAGTATACGATCCATTACAAAATATAATTACTGTACCAACATCACCATTGACGGCTATTTCCAATACATCTGTTTTGTTGTGTCAAGCAGCTTCAACATTAACTGATTTAGGTCCAAACAACTTGACAATTACAACCGGTGGAACAGCACCAATAGTTTCAAGTGACGATCCATTTCAAAATTCATTAAGCTCGGTTGGTAGAATTGTTGGTTTTGCAAACGGATATTTTGAATCAACTTCACACAATGCAAATACAATTTACACCAAATCAATAACAGAAAATGCTAGACTTTCAGTAAAAACAACAAGAACTGTATACACAAATGATTTGATACTAGATAAAAATATAGAGAGATTAACTGTTCAAACAAACATTGGAAGTGTGCCTTATAATTATAGACAATTAGTTATTAATTCTGGTAATTACAATACAATACAAACCAGAAAAGCTGTGCCATCAAACATTACAATTGGTGGAGGTGGACCCTCAGGACCAAATCAGATTTGGTTCTAAAACTAAATAATCCAACATACTAAAAGAATTTAAAATGTCCACAATAACAACAAGAACAGCTTTCAAAGAATATTGCCTAAGAAGACTAGGTTTTCCAGTCATTGAAATCAATGTTGATGATGATCAAGTGGAAGATCGTATCGATGATGCTTTGCAATATTGGCAAGATTATCACTTTGATGGATTACAAAAAGTTTTTTACATCAAACAACTTGATCAAAACGACATTAATAATCGATATCTTGATATATCTCAGGCAAGAGATTCTTCAAACAACGCACTAGAAATTACTGGTATAACCAGAATATTTCCTTTGTATGATTCTTCTGCTCAGGTCAATATGTTTGATTTGAGATATCAATTGCGTCTTAATGAATTGTATGATTTTACCTCGGCATCATACATAAATTATACATTGACTATGCAGCATTTGCGTTCTTTGGAATTATTGTTTACTGGTGAAGTACCAATTCGTTTTCAAAGACACATGCAAAGATTATACATTGATTGGGCATGGGGTAGTTCACAGGCTCCAGTAGGCACAACTGTAATTGCCGAGTGTTATGCGGTTATTGATCCTACGGCCTATGGTAAAGTATGGGAAGATCGTTGGTTGAAACAATACGCAACAGCTTTAATCAAAAGATCATGGGGAAATAACTTGAAAAAGTTTTCAGACATACAATTACCTGGTGGCGTAAAGTTGAACGGCGACAAGATTTATATGGAAGCCGAAACAGAAATAAAGGCACTTGAAGAAGATATGGAAAAAAATTACGGCGGCGTTCTAGAATTTTTCATGAACTAATATGAAACACAAACATCATATAATTCCAAAACACATGGGGGGAACAGATGATCCTTCGAATTTAATTGAGCTCACTGTTGAAGAACATGCCGAAGCTCACCGTCTTCTATGGGAAAAATATGGTAATTGGCAAGATAATGTTGCTTGGAAAGCTTTAAGTGGACATATTGGTAAAGAAGATATTATTCACATGATTCATAAGAATATGAATAAAGGCAGAATACCTTCATTGGAAACCAGAGAAAAAATGGCGATTGCTAAAAGAGGAAAAAAAATATCCAAAGAACACGCAGAAGCCTTACATAATGGTAGAAAAAATTCAAAAAATAGTGAAGAACATTTAAAAATATTATCAAATGTGAACAAAGGCAAAAAAATATCCGAAGAACAAATAAAAAAATCAATTGAAACAAGAAGAAAAAATAATGATACTTCTAAAATCTCAAGTATAGCCGGAAAAGCAAGCGCTGAAAAATATAAAAATGATCCTATCCGTCAACAAGCACACTCACAAAGAATGAAAAAATGGTGGGATGAAAGAAGAAAGGTAGGAACCTAAAATTGCGACCTCGGTGTATTTTAATAACTACAACTCCACCGCAGAACAAAGAGTTGTTGAGGATCTGATTGTTGAATCAATCAAGATCATGGGTACTGATGCATACTATCTGCCTAATGATAATGATCTGGCAAGAGACATTCTTTTTGGTGAAGATCCGGTTAAGAAATTCAAATCAGCATTTCCTGTTGAATTTTATTTGTCTACCGCACTTGAATATACTGGTGAAAGAGAATTCTTTTCAAAGTTTGGTCTGGAAATAAAGAACAATGTAAATGTAATTATTTCCAAAAGATCGTTTTCACAAAGAGTTCCACAAAATATATTTACAAGACCACGCGAAGGGGATTTGATATATGTTCCTTTTCTAAACGGAACTGGAGAATTATATGAGATTAAGTTCGTTGATCAAACAAAAGACTTCTTTACTTTAGGAAGAAAAATACCATTTTTCTACGAATTGCAATTGGAGAAATTCAAATACTCTCAAGAAATTATCGATACTGGTGTTGAAGATATTGATGATGCTGTAACACAATCAGCATACACAATCGATTTAAATGTTGCGAACAATGGCACAGGACAATATGTTTCTAAAGAAATTGTGTTTCAATCTACAGATCAAACACAAAATAATGCAACAGCTATTGGTATTGTTCAAGAATGGAATAAAACAAACAATGTACTTTCAATTACCAATATCACAGGTGAGTTTGATGACAACGTTATAATTATTGGTGCTTCAAGTAATGCAAGATACACATTGACTACATATGATCCATTGAAGGATTCTTCCAGAAATTCAACATATGATAATCAATATATCGATAATCAAGCAAATAGTATTATTGATATTTCAGAAATTAATCCTTTTGGATCACTATAATGTCAGTACCAGTATACAATCGGATCATCAGAAAACTAATTATCGGATTTGGTAATCTGTTCGATAATATAACTTTGGTTAGATACAATCCAGATAACACAGAGTCTGAGCGTGTCTTGGTGCCCATTGCATACGCACCAAAAGAAAGATATGTATTAAGATTAGAAGATGATTCTAATTTAGATAAAAAAGTTCAAATAGCATTGCCTAGAATGTCATTTGAAATGACTGCAATGGATTATGATACATCCAGAAAATTAAATACAAATACAAAGAACTTTGCACAAACGGCATCTGGATTATTATCGCAATATAATCCGGTACCATACAATTTTGATTTCAATCTATATCTTTACACCAGAAATATTGAAGATGCACATCAAATAATTGAACATATTATACCATTCTTCACACCAGATTATACAATTAAATTGAATCTGATACCTGAGATGAATGCTATTCGTGAAATACCAATCATACTAAACAAAGCCAGTCACGAAATAATTTATGAAGGTCCTAGAGAACAAGAAACCAGAATGATTATCTGGACTTTGAGTTTTACAGTCAAAGGTTTTATTTTTGGTAAACAATCTTCAGCTAATATAATTAAGCATTCAATAACTTCATTATACAATTTAAATTCTACAAATGATGTTATTTCATTTACATTGAATCCAGCAACAGGTTCTGGTGTCTATGGTGTGGGAGATACAGTATATCAAGGATATTCGTTTGGAACGGCAACAGCAACCGCAACTGTTGTGGAGTGGATAAAATCATTAAATATTTTAAAACTCACCGATATTAAAGGTGACTTCACTTCTTCGACACCAATTATTTCATTGCAAACAAATGCAAGTTATAGCTATACCGCATATAGTCCAGAACCATTCAAGTATGCACAAATTGATGTTGCTGCTGTAACGTTCGATAGTACTATATATACTATGGATAACACAACTGGTGATATTAGAATGAGTTTAAACGCGAACAGTTATTCAACATTAGTAAGAGAGAACATCTAAAATGGCACAAGAAACAATCAATATTGGATCAACTCCTAATGATGGCACAGGTGACTCATTAAGAGTCGCTGGTCAAAAAATAAACAATAATTTTACACAATTATTTAATGTATCACCAACAAATGATACTTTAGCTAGAATGAGAGCTAATGCTGCTTTTGATGCAGCCAATACAAAAGTTTCAAAAGCTGGTGACACAATAACAGGTGAAATATTTTTTATTAATAATGCCAACAATACAACACAAAACACAAAAATAGGAAATATTTTTGATTCCACTGGCATAGATGTTTATGCTGAAGGACAAAATGAATTTGCTCAATTAAATTGGTCCAATTCAAATTTTATGATTGTCGATAGTCAGGGTGTTACTGCTGTGACAGCAAATTCATCTACAGAATTAAAAGATCAACCTGATTTACTTGCGTATATAGTTAGAATAAACAACAATAACTGGTCATTTAATAGTAATGGTGTAATTACCCTTTTTAATGCGTCTACGGGAAATTCAGCAATTTTTGCGCCTGGATATAGAAATACAATATTGATAGATTCCACTCGTTATGATGCATCAAATACAGATGATATTATTTTTTGCGATCCTAATGCCGCCGGTGCAAACATTGTTGTTAATCTTTCTGCGAATGTTGGTATTGGTAAATCTTTTACTATAAAAAATATAAATCCTGGAGGACATAGTGTTAATGTAACTGGAACACAACGTCCGTTTCCTTACATAGAAGATCCTGCAACTGGTCAGTTTGAAACTAGAATTATTATATCAAACACAGGAGAAACACGCACTTGGGTATTTAATTCTGGAGTTTATAGATACATCGGTTAAAAATGAATACATTTGATAAAAACATGGAAAAAATATTCGATGTTACACCCGTCGAGCAAAAAAAATTTGAATTGACAAAATCAAAAGAATCAAATGAAAATCTTGATTTAAAACAAGATTTGAATGATGCTTATCAACAGTCAAAAGAAAATCTTCAAGACCTTATAGATCAAGGCAAAGAAGCAATGGATGAAATTCTTGAGATTGCAAAAGCAGGTCAACATCCTAGAGCATTTGAGGTTTACGGAACTCTACTAAAAAATGTTGTAGAAGCAAACCGAGAACTACTGTCAATTCAAAAACAAATGAGAGATATTGAGGGTAAGAAAAAAGAAGGCGATACAAAAATTGACAAAGCCATTTTTGTAGGATCCACGGCTGAATTGAACAAGTTACTCAAAGGTAATGATGGAAGCTAAAGACAGTTACAGAGATAATCCGCTTCTGAAAAAAGCCGGCGTTAAAATCGAATACACTCAAGAACAAGTTGATGAGTATATAAAATGTGCAAAAGATCCAGTTTATTTTGCAGAAAATTATATTAAGATTGTTAACGTTGATCAAGGCTTAATGAAGTTTAAAATGTGGCCATTTCAAAAAGAAATGATCCGCGTTTATCACAAGAATCGATTCTCCATCACCAAATGCCCTCGTCAGGTTGGTAAAACCACAACTTCTGTTGCATATCTTTTGTGGTTAACATTATTTTCAGACACACAAAATGTCGCAGTTTTGGCTAACAAAGGTTCTTTAGCCAGAGACATTCTTGCAAAATACCAGTTAGCTTATGAAAATTTACCCATGTTTTTACAACAAGGTGTGATGGTTTGGAACAAGGGTAATGTTGAACTAGAAAACGGATCTAAAATTATTGCTGCTTCAACATCTAGTTCTGCAATTCGTGGTGGTGCTTTTAACTGTGTATTCTTGGACGAATTCGCATTCGTGCCAAACAACATTGCTGAGGAATTCTTCAACTCTGTTTACCCCGTAATTTCTTCAGGTAAAACAACCAAAATTATTATTGTTTCCACTCCAAATGGCATGAATCTATTTTACAAATTATGGATGGATGCAATCAATAAGAAAAACAATTACAAAACATTTGAAATACATTGGTCTATGGTGCCAGGACGCGATGAAGCCTGGAAAGAAGAAACAATTAGAAATACATCCGAACGACAATTCAGACAAGAATTTGAAACAGAATTCTTGGGTTCATCAAATACTCTGATTTCTGGTTATAAATTACAGTCATTGGTCTATCGTGATCCAATGGCAACACATGAATTACTCAAAATATATGAAATGCCAGTTAAGGAATCTGATGGTGCAAAGTCGGATCATCTGTATTGTATATGTGTCGATGTATCTGAAGGTAAAAACCTAGACAGTTCTGCATTTCAAGTCATAGATATTTCTCAAACTCCATATAAACAAGTTGCGGCATACGCAAGTTCATCGATAACTCCTATATTATTTCCGACCGTTATCTATAATGCGGCAAGAATGTACAATGATGCGTATGTTTTGGTAGAAATTAATAACAATCCACAGGTTGCAGACTCTTTACATGCAGATTTCGAATACGAAAACTTGTGGAAAATTTATACAGGCAATAAAAAACCACAACAATTAAGTGCTGGTTTTGCTCGTGGTGTACAGATGGGTTTGAAAATGTCACCTCAAGTTAAAGCTATTGGCTGTTCAAACCTGAAAACATTAATTGAAGGTGACAAACTGGAAATATGCGATTTTGATACTTATTCAGAACTGACAACATTTGAACAACAAAAAAATTCATTCAAAGCCGCGGAAGGCGCGAATGATGATCTTGTAATGTGTTTGGTTATGTTTGCGTGGGTTTCTACACAACAATACTTTAAAGAAATCGTCAACCACGACATACGCAAGCAAATACAATTGGAAAAAATGAATCAAATTGAAGAAGATGTTCTTCCTGCTCCAATTATGGATGACGGTTTGCAACATGATTTTGAAATAACTGGCGGAGATATATGGGAAGTTGCAAACGGAGGAGATGTTTACTCAGGTTTTATCAAGAAGATGACAGAAAGATTATAAAACCTACCTTACATAAATATTCTTTATGGTACACTAACTGCCAAAAGAACACATAATAATTCAAGGAGAAAAAAATGGCATTTCAAATCTCTCCAGGCGTACAAGTTTCTGAAGTTGATCTAACAACCGTAATTCCTTCAGTTCTTACCACGGCCGGTGCATTTGTTGGAACATTTAAATGGGGTCCAGCAGATAAGATAAAATTAATCGACAACGAAATTAATTTGGTAAAAACTTTCGGCAAACCAGATACAACTTCAGCAGTGTCTTTCTTTACTGCTGCAAACTTTTTGGCTTACGGAAACAATTTAAGCCTAGTTCGTGCTGTTGGATCTTCTGCTATGAATGCATCTGCAAACACAGCAGTTCTAATTAAAAACGAAGATATATTTCAAGCGTCATATCTAAACACAAATAACGCAAACACATATGGTGGATTCGTTGCAAGATATCCAGGTACATTAGGAAACGCAATTAAAGTTTCAGTGTGTGCAAATTCCGCAACATATTCAACTTGGACATACAAATCGTACTTTCCTTCTGCACCAGGAACATCCGACTACGCAAGTTCCGTTGGTGGTTCAAATGACGAAATGCATATTATTGTTATTGATGATACAGGTGAAATTTCAGGTTCGGCTGGATCAGTTTTAGAAACTTTTGCATTCGTTTCTAAAGCGTCCGATGCGGCAGTAAATGGACAATCTAATTATTACAAACAAGTGATTTTTGATCAATCAAGTTTTGTTTTTGCAACAAGTCCTGTTGATTACACGAATACAAATTCAACTTGGGATCAAACCGCAGCAGGCACATCATTTGCAAGACCCGCAACAATCGTTACATTGTCATTATCTGGAGGAGTTGATAGTTCTCCTTCTGCGTCCAATGTGCAAAGTGGATTCGACTTATTTGCAAACAAAGATTCAACAGACATTTCTCTTGTTTTGACTGGTGATTCTTCTGTTGCAACACAACAATATGTCATAGATAACATTGTAAATTCTCGTAAGGATTGCGTGGCTTTTGTTTCACCTAGATATTCTGATGTTGTTAATCAAGCAGGAAGTGAAACCACAAACATTCAATCTTGGTTGACAAGTTTGGGTAGATCATCTTCATATGTCGTTGCAGACTCTGGATGGAAATACCAGTTTGACAAATACAACAATGTCTATCGTTGGATACCACTAAATGCAGACATTGCTGGATTGTGTGTCTTTACAGATTCTATTCGTGACCCTTGGTTCTCTCCTGCTGGATTGAGCCGTGGTGCAATTAAAAATTCAATTAAATTGGCATGGAATCCTAGCAAAACTTTCCGTGATACATTGTATGCAGCTGGCGTAAATCCAGTTGTATCTTTCCCTGGTCAAGGAACAGTTCTGTTTGGAGATAAAACACTACAATCTAAACCATCTGCATTTGATCGTATTAATGTGCGTAGATTGTTTATCACATTGGAGAAAGCAATTTCTCAAGCTGCTCAATTCTCATTGTTTGAATTGAATGATGAGTTTACTCGCGCTCAGTTTGTATCATTAATTACTCCATTCTTGCGTGATGTACAAGGACGCCGTGGTATTGTAGATTTCAAAGTTGTTTGTGACACCACAAATAACACACCACAAGTTATTGATGGTAATCAATTTGTTGGTGATATCTACATTAAGCCTGCTCGTTCAATCAACTATATTCAATTGAATTTTGTTGCTGTTGCAACTGGTGTTGACTTCAACACAATCGTTGGTGCAGCGTAATAAATAAAACGATAACAGGAGAAAACAATGGCATTCAATGTAGCAGAATTTAGAGCAAACATGATTGGGGACGGAGCCCGTCCTAATCTGTTCTCTGTATCATTAACATTTCCTTCGATAGCTCAGAATGGAATTGCAGCTTCTCAGAAGACAACCTTTATGGCTAAAGCTGCACAACTACCTGGTTCTACTGTTGGTAATGTACCAGTTTTTTATTTTGGTCGTGAACTAAAGGTTGCAGGTAACAGAAGTTTTCCTGATTGGACAATTACCGTTATCAACGATGAAGACTTCTTGATTCGTAATTCCATGGAAACATGGTTGAACGCAATCAACGGACACTCAAGCAATCTTCGTAGTCCTGCGGCTAGAAATGTAAATGGTTATTCAGTTGACGCTCGGGTAACTCAATTCGGTAAAACTGGAGAAGAATTGAAAACGTACAGATTTGTTGGTATGTTTCCATTAGATGTTTCTCCAATCGATTTGGACTGGGGTTCAAATGATACGATTGAAGAATATGCAATCACTTTTGCTTACCAATGGTGGGAAGCAGAGACAACTACTTGATGAATATGGGGGAATTTTCCCCCATTATGATTTTGTAATTAACTTTAAAAAAATATGGCTAACTTAAATAAATTTTCACTTTTTGGTTTCACGATATCCCGTGATAAACAAGAATTGGAGCAAGCTGTTCAACAGTCTTTTGCGCCGCCGGCAGCGGACGATGGCGCATTAACTATTACATCTGCTGCTTATTATGGAACTTATGTTGATCTAGATGGTACTGCAAAAAATGAAGTAGAACTAATTTCTAGATATCGTGAAATGGCTATGCAGCCAGAAATTGAATCTGCAATAGATGACATAGTTAATGAAGCTATTTGCCAAGATGATGATGGTAAAACTATTGATATTGTTCTGGATAATTTAAATCAACCAGACAAAATCAAAAAAGCAATTAAGGCAGAATTTAATACTATACTTAAATTGTTGAATTATAACAATATGTCACAAGATATTTTCCGTAGATATTATATTGACGGAAGAATGTTTTATCACATTATTATTGACAAAGGTAATCCTCAAGAAGGTATTAAAGAATTACGTTATATAGATCCAAGAAAACTGAGAAAGGTTCGTGAGATTAAAAAACGTAAAGATGAAACAACTGGTGTAGAAACTATGGATGTAATTAATGAATATTACATCTATAACGATAAGATAGTTACTGGCAGTTCTTCCAATTATGGTCCTGTCGGCATAAGAATTACAACTGACTCTATTATTTCTGTTGTATCCGGTTTAATGGATTCTCGCCGTGCGGTCGTTCTGAGTTATCTACATAAAGCAATTAAGCCTCTAAATCAATTACGTATGATAGAGGATGCAACGGTTATATACCGTATTTCAAGAGCACCTGAACGCCGTATCTTTTACATTGATGTTGGTAATTTACCTAAGCTCAAAGCAGAACAGTATCTTCGTGATATCATGATCAAGTATAAGAACAAACTTGTCTATGATGCACAGACAGGTGAAGTTCGTGATGATCGTAAATTCCTTTCAATGATGGAAGACTTCTGGTTACCTCGCCGTGAAGGTGGTAAGGGCACAGAAATTACCACACTGCCCGGTGGTCAGAACTTAGGTGAACTGGAAGATGTTAAGTATTTCGAAAAGAAATTGTACAAGTCTTTGAATGTACCAATTTCTAGATTAGAACCAAATGAAGGATTTTCTATTGGTAGAGTTGCAGAAGTCACAAGAGATGAATTGAAGTTTTCTAAATTTGTCGACCGTATGCGTAATCGTTTCTCTGATGTTTTCGACCAGGCTTTAAGAGTGCAATGTGTATTAAAAGGAATTTGCACAGCAGAGGAATGGGAAATATTCAAAGAAAATATTTATTATGATTTCATTAAAGATAATAATTTTTCTGAATTAAAAGAAGCAGAGTTAATGAAAGAAAGACTTGGATTGCTGGCATCAATTGATGCTTATACAGGTCGTTATTTCTCGCAAGCATGGATTCAGCGCAATGTACTTCGTATGAATGACGATGACATTGCAGAAATGACAGAAGAAATCAATAAAGAAAAACAAGAAGGTTTAGGTTTACCAACTGAAATTACAAATGCCGTTGCACAACAACAAATGATGGGTGATGTACAGACACAACAAATGGCACAACAGGCAGAGATACAACAAGATGCACAACCGGCACCAAACAAAAATGGTGGTTCAAAACCTAAGCCAAAATCAAAAACGACAACAGCTGATCTTAGTTTAGAAAACACAATGTTCACTAAACTAAAACGAATTCTATAAATAAATTTATTTGGAGAAAATTATGAGTGATGTTACTAGAGCTATTATAAATCATATTGAAAACGATGACGCTGTAGGTATGCGTGATGCATTCTATAATGAATTACAAAATAGAGTTATGCAGCATATTGAAAATCACAAAGCAGTTGTTGCACAAAATTTAATTGTAAATCCAGAAACTGTTGAAGCTGAAGAAGATACAGAAAATGATGTGGAAAATAATGAGCCTGAAACATCACCTCAATAATAGGATAAAAAATGGCAAATAAATTCACTTATCAGGTATTAAAAGACGACACACAAACTGCTGTTATTAAATTAACAGGAGATTTTGATGGAACCGGCCAAGAAAGCAATAACGCTAGAATAGCTGCAAATAGTCTTTACGGAGCATTAGATGCAAACAATGTTCCTTTGAGATCGGCTCTGAGCGTAAGCAACACAGCAAAACCATATTATGGTTTGACCATCAATAGAATTTGGTATATTACAGACACAGGTGAAGGTGATGTTCAATTGTATTGGGCAAACACTTCTGGAAATCCTGTTAATGGTGTTCCTATTGTATTCTTACATGGCAATGGTGAATATGATGCTGGCGGAAGTTGGATCACAATTCAAAATCCTACAGTAACAGCAAACAATAACGGAGACATTGCATTAATAACTCGCGGCCAAGCTGCAAATGATTCTTATACTATTATCTTGGAATTGCGTAAAGACAATGCACACTATCAGCGTGGTCAGTTCAATGATCCTGCTGCATTCAATTATCCACCATATGGAGTTACTCCATGAAATTAATTACAGAAGTCACAGAAACCATCAGTTGTATTTCAGAAGAAAAGGATGGAAAGAAAAGTCTTTTCATCGAAGGTCCATTTCTTCAATCAGAACTGGTGAACAAGAATGGAAGAAAATATCTGAGAGAAACAATGCAAAAAGAAGTATCCAGATATACTGAGAATTACATTAATAAAAATCGTGCCTTTGGTGAGCTGGGTCATCCAGATACACCAACAATCAATCTAGACAGAGTTTCACATTTGACTGTTTCTCTGCGTCAAGAAGGTAATGATTGGATAGGCAAAGCAAAAATTCTTGACACACCAATGGGTACCATTGTTAAGAATCTACTTGAAGGAGGCGCACAAATAGGTGTTTCTTCTAGAGGCATGGGTTCACTTAAAAATGTTAATGGTATCAATATTGTTCAAGATGATTTTCATCTAGCCACAGCGGCAGATATTGTAGCAGATCCGTCTGCACCCGGAGCTTTCGTTCAGGGTATTATGGAAAACAAAGAATGGATGATTGTAAATGGAGTATGGACTGAAGTTCACAATGAGCAAGCAAAGCGAGAAATTCGTAAAGCTACTCGTAAAGAAATTGAAGAAGTAAGTCTTAAAATATTTGAAACATTCATCAAAAAACTTTAATTATAAATATCCAATATAAAACCAAGGAGATTCTCAAAATGGGAAAATTAAATCTGACAGATGCCGCTAAAGCAATTTTAAGTGAAGATGCAAAATCAATGTTTGCTTCCAACGTTGCTAACAAGATGGGCATGAGAGGACAAGATCAACATAAGCACGGTCAAGTTGGCCAAGACAAGCTAACTACTGATGTTGCTTATGGAACAAAAGATGCTGGAAAAGTTGGTGACTCTCCAGAAAAAGATGGTGACCAAAATCCAGATTACACAAAAGGTACACCTACAGCAACTCCTCCAGGTGCAAAACCACCTGTTGGCGCTGAAGGAGCACATCACCTAGATGCTGATAAAGATCAGCAATCTAAAGGTCGTGGCGATTTGGCACCAACTCAGGCGCCAGCTACAGACTATTCTGCTATTCGTGACCGTATCAAAGCTAGATTGGCAACACAAATGTTCCAAACTAATCCAGGTGCAATTGCTCCATATGTTCCAGAAGAAGTTGAGTCTGACGAAGAAGTAGTGGCCGAAGAAAAAGAAAAAGAAGAAGGTCACGAAGATGAAAAGCAAGACAAAGCTTTGTTCAAGAAAATGTTCAAGAAAGAAACTGCTAAGAAAAAAATGAAAGAAGACATTGAAGCACTAGTTGCTGGTGAAAATCTTTCAGAAGAATTTGTTCAAAAAGCATCTACAATTTTTGAAGCCGCAGTTATTACACGCGCTGAAGAAATGATGGCAGAAGCCGAAGAAGCTATCTTTGAAGAATTCGAAGTTGCAGTTGAAGAAATCAAAGAAGAACTAGCTTCTAAGTTGGATGATTATATCAACTATATGGCAGAAGAATGGTTCAAGGAAAATCAACTTGCTGTTGAACAAGGTCTACGTGCAGAAATCGTTGAAGACTTTATGCAAGGTCTACGCGATCTATTTGCAGAACACTACATCGATATTCCAGAAGACAAGGTTGATATCGTTGGTGAATTGACCAACAAAGTAGAAGAACTTGAAGAAGCTCTAAATGAACAGATCAAGTATTCTATGAATGTTCACAAAGAATTAAAAGAATCTAAAAAAATTGAGGCTATACATGCAGTATGTGAAGGCCTAACACAAACTCAAGTAGAGAAACTGAAAACACTTGCAGAAAGTGTAGAGTTTACCGATGAGGAAGAATTTACTTCCAAATTGGAAACATTGAAAGAATCATATTTCAAGACTCCAGTAAAAGCTACAGACAGTTTAAATGAGGAAGTTCAAATTGAAGAAGACAAGAAACCTGCTACAAGTTTCGCAGATCCTTCAATCGAACAATACGCAAAAGTCATTTCAAAAACCCTGGTAAAATAAATAAAATTTACCACAGTTAGATACTAACAAGGAGATAATAAATGTTTCTATCTGAAGAACTACAAAAGAAATGGCAACCAGTTTTGGAGCATCCAGAACTAGAAGCCATCAAGGACCCTTATAAAAAGGCTGTTACTGCACTCGTATTGGAAAACCAACAACGCGAAATGTCAGCAGCTGCTCAGCAACTTAACGAAGCTACAGCAGCAGCTCCAACCAACGTTGCAGGTGGCGTACAGAACTATGATCCTATCTTGATCAGTTTGGTTCGCCGTGCATTGCCTAACTTGATTGCTTATGACGTTGCAGGCGTTCAGCCAATGACAGGCCCAACCGGCTTGATCTTTGCAATGCGTGCTCGTTATAACACTCAATCTGGTGCACCAAGCAATACTAACGAAGCATTCTACAACGAAGCCAATACCATTTTCTCTGGTACTGGTTCTTCTGCGAATCCATATGGCTTCCAAGGTAACAACACAACTGATATCAAGACAAATCCAATTAGCGATTTGACTGCTAACAGTTATTCTACTGGTATTGGTTTGCCAACTTCTGTTGCTGAACAATTGGGTGCAGATGGTTCACCTGCGTTCCAGCAAATGGCATTCAGTATTGAGAAGGTTACTGTTACCGCTCAAAGCCGTGCATTGAAAGCTGAATACTCTCTAGAACTTGCACAAGACTTGAAAGCAGTTCATGGTCTTGATGCAGAAACAGAATTGTCAAACATTCTGTCTACTGAGATTCTTGCTGAAATCAACCGCGAAGTTATTCGTACCATTTACACATGTGCTGTTCCAGGCGCACAGTTTGGTACAACCACAGCAGGTACATTTGACCTAGACACCGACTCTAACGGTCGTTGGTCTGTTGAACGTTTCAAAGGTTTGATTTTCCAAATCGAACGCGATGCTAACGTTATTGCTAAGCAGACTCGTCGTGGTAAAGGTAACGTCATGATCGTTTCTTCTGACGTTGCTTCTGCTATGGCAATGGCTGGTGTTCTACAGTACACACCTAACCTACAAGCTGACCTACAAGTAGACGACACTGGTAACACCTTTGCTGGTCTATTGCATGGTCGTATCAAGGTTTACATTGACCCATACTTTGGTGGTTACACCGCTAACCAAGAGTTGGTTACAATTGGTTACAAAGGTACATCACCATATGATGCAGGTATTTTCTACTGCCCATACGTTCCTCTACAGATGGTTCGTGCAGTTGACCAGTTCACATTCCAACCAAAAATTGGATTCAAGACACGTTACGGCATGGTTGCAAACCCATTCGCAACTGGCTTAACATCTGGCAACGGTGCATTGAACGCTCGTAGCAACGTTTACTATCGCATCTTTGGTGTTAAGAACCTAATGTGATATCAAACCACCGTAGAGTGGTACTTTAAAGGGACACTTCGGTGTCCCTTTTTTTATGGCTCCTAAATACCAATACAGGAGATTTTGATGACTGCACTAAACAGAAACCCAGAAAATTTAAATTTTTTTCAACCAACCAAGTTTCTACTGACATTTAGTAGAATGTCTACTGTCCAGTACTTCTTGCAAGAAATAAACATTCCTGGCGTCTCCTTGGGTGAGGTGGACGTTGTTACACCATTTCTAGACATGTACTTGCCTGGCACAAAACTTAAATACGAAGCATTAGATATTTCTTTTGCAATCGATGAAGAATTGGAATCTTGGAAGTCTTTGTACAATTGGTTCACTTCTATTGCAGACCCGGAAGGTTTTGAAGGACGTTCCAGAAATAGAGAAATACAGAGAAACAAAAATCTCTCCGATGCAACATTAACTGTATTAAGTGCATTAAACAATCCAATTCTCAGAATAGAATTCAAAAATATATTCCCACTGACAATGAGTGATCTGCAATTAGATACCAAAGCATCAGCAGAAACCATCATCAGTTGCAAAGCCACATTTAGGTACGAATCATACAAATATTTGACACTTTAATTTTATTATGTTATACTGTCTTTGTTTGCAAAGACGATTATTAATTTATGGAAAAACTTGAAAAAATTTTAGAGATGTGGCAATCAGATTCAATTATAGACCAGACAGAACCTGGCAGAGAACTGGTACGCATTCCATCATTGCACAGTAAATATTTAAACATACTGACAAATCATAGAATTGCCAGTAAAAGAGCGCATTTCGAATATATGAAAATGCGTAAAATCAAACTTGAATATTTTTCTGGTAAACTTTCGAAAGATGAATTGGAAAAATATGGTTGGGAACAATTCCCATTTACATTGAAGGCTGAAATAAACACCTACATGGAAGCAGATTTGGATTTGATTAAATTTTTGGAGAAAAAATCATATCACGATGAAGCAATTTCAGTTGTTGAAGCAATTATAAATGAACTTAAGCAAAGAACTTGGCAGTTAAGATCATTTATTGATTATGAAAAATTTATAAATGGACAGTGATTTAACAACAAAAGACATAACTTTAAAGAAGATAAACGAAGTTTATGTGAGATTCATTGCAGAGAAACATATTCTGAAAGAAGCTTCAGAGTATTTTACTTTCTTTGTTCCTGGCCACAAGTTTATTCCTGCCTTCAGAAATAAAATATGGGACGGAAAAATAAGATTACTAAACCTGCAAACACAAAACATATATATTGGATTAATTGACTACATCAAAGATTTTGCAGACGAACGCGGTTATACAATTGATCTAGAAGACAACGATACCGAAGATGAATATTCCGTATATCATGCAAATAAGTTTTTTGAATCTCTAAACTTACATTCTAACAATCAAAAAATATCTGTCAGAGATCACCAACAAAGAGCCTTTATACATGCAATGCAAAAACGCAGAGCATTATTACTTTCTCCAACGGCTTCTGGTAAATCTTTGATCATTTACTTGTTGATAAGGCAATTATTAGATTATCAAAACCTAAGAGGATTAATAATTGTTCCCACAACATCTTTGGTTGAACAGTTGTATTCGGATTTTGCAGACTATTCCAGTCACAATGGTTTCGATGTTTCAGAAAATGTGCATAGAATATATCAGGGTAAAGAAAAAGTTTCTGATAAATCAGTAATTATATCGACATGGCAATCATTATATCAGATGCCAGCCGAATATTTTCAACAGTTTGATTACATTATAGGTGATGAGGCACACCTTTTCAAAGCACAATCTTTGACAACAATATTGACCTCTTGTACCAAAACAAAATATAGAATAGGTCTTACTGGCACTTTAGATGGCACCAAAACTCACAAGTTGGTATTGGAGGGTTTGTTTGGACCTGTTAATAAGGTAATTACAACAAAAGAATTGATAGATAATAAACAGCTTTCATCTTTCAATATTAAATGTTTGGTGCTTAAATATACAAAAGAAGATTGTCAGTTTATAAAGGGAAAAACATATCAAGAAGAACTGGAGTTTCTGGTAACATCAGAGAGAAGAAACAAATTTATAAGAAATTTGACAATCAGTTTAAACAAAAATACTTTGGTATTGTTTCAACTTGTTGAAAAACAAGGAAAAATTCTTTATGAAATGATAAAAGAAAAGGCAAACGGTCGACAAGTATTTTTTGTTTATGGTGGTGTAGAAACAGAAGACAGAGAAAAAATACGATCCATTATGGAGAAAGAAAATGACGCAATCATTGTGGCCTCTTTTGGTACCTTTAGTACTGGTATTAATATACGTAATCTTCACAATATTATTTTTGCGAGCCCTTCAAAAAGCCGAATCAGAAACTTACAAAGTATCGGAAGAGGACTGCGACAATCAAGCGGAAAAGAACAAGCAACACTCTACGATATTGCAGACGACCTCAGAACAGGAAAAACAATGAACTTCACACTTCAACACTTCATTGAACGGGTGAACATATATACTGAGGAGAAGTTCCCTTTCAAGTTGTATAACATAGAGTTAAAATCATGAGCGTATCTATCATTAGATTAAAAGATGGTACAGATTTAATCTGTAACCTTTTCGGTGATGAATATGATAAGGATATATGTCACATATCCGATCCAATGATGTTTGAAATTAGGGGTATGGGTCTTATATTGCAACACTGGATGCCAGTGGGAATCATAAAGAGTAATTCAACGAAATTAAATACAAATGATATTCTTTGTGTATTTGAACCAAGCAATGAAATAGTTGATCACTATAATGGAATGGTAGAAAAGATGAATAATATGTCAATGAATCAAAAGGAAAATATTAATGAGAATGAAATAGGACAATTAATGGAAGCTATATCTGAGTTACAAGCTAAAGATACTATAGTACATTAATTTTCTGGGGCTACATTGCGATTGTAGATCCTGTCAAGCATTTTGTCAACACTTTTTATGGTATATTTGAAATGAGCAAACAAAAACATTATATAAACAATGAAGATTTTCTGAGAGCTTTGGTGGATTACAAAACCAAATGCATAGAAGCCGAAAAAAATAACTTTCCAAAACCAAACATACCCAATTATATTGGTGAATGTTGGATGAAAATTGCCGAAGGTCTTTCCCACAAGCCAAACTTTATCAATTACACATACCGCGATGAAATGATATCCGATGGTATTGAAAATTGCTTGATGTATTTCGACAATTTTAATCCTGAGGTATCCAAAAATCCATTTGCTTATTTCACGCAAATCATATACTACGCATTTCTCCGTAGAATTCAAAAAGAAAAGAAACAACTGTACATAAAGTACAAAAGTACCGAACAAATTGGTGTTTTGGATGAATTTGAAATGATGGACTTTGAAGATGGTACCAGTAAACAATTTGAACTATATGATAATATAGCCGAGTTTATTGAGAACTATGAAGAAACAAAGAAAAACAAAAAGGCAGAAAAGGGAACGGCTAAAAAACCGAAAGGTTTAGAAAAATTTATGGAGTAAATTATGGCAAATAATTATGCTGGAGCAATATCAGGTCAATATAGAGGACCTCATAAAATTGGATTTACTTGTTCTTGTTTTGATTTATTTCATGCAGGACATGTAATGATGTTGAGAGAAGCAAAAGAACAATGTGACTATCTGATTGTTGGGTTACAAACTGATCCAACTCTCGACAGAGAATGGAAAAACAAACCAATACAATCCGTTTTTGAAAGATATGTTCAGTTGAAGGCTTGCAGTTATGTTGATGAAATTATACCATACGCAACGGAAAAAGAATTGATGGACATATTGACTTCTTATCACATTGATGTTAGAATCATTGGAGAAGAATACCGAGATAAACAATTCACTGGACATAATTTACCAATGAGTGTTTATTTCAATAGCAGAAAACACAGTTTTTCAACCACAGAATTAAGACAGAGAGTGTTGAACGAACAAACAAAGAAACCAAAAGTGGTGCCTGATCTAAAGGAATAATATAGTGAAAGTTGCGTTAATAACCGATCAACATTTCGGTGCAAGGAATGATTCAAATCATTTTTTGGATTTTTATGAAAAATTTTATGGTGAAATATTCTTTCCAACTTTAGAGAAAGAAAATATTAGTACGGTATTAATACTTGGTGACACATTCGACAGAAGAAAATATGTGAATTTCTTTTCACTCAAACGCACCAAAGAAATGTTTTTTGATGAACTGAAAGAGAGAAACATTACTGTTTGGATGCTTGCTGGTAATCATGATACCTATTACAAGAATACCAATGAAGTTAATTCAGTTGATCTTCTATTGCGTGAATATGACAATGTAACTGTATTGGATAAACCCAGTACAATCTATGTTGACAAACATCCAATATGCATGATACCATGGATTTGTGTTGATAATTATGATGATTGCATTTCAATGATAAATGATACTGAGGCAAAATATTGTATGGGTCATTTTGAAATTGATGGGTTTGCAATGTACAGAGGTATGCCAAGTGAAGGTGGTTTGAATAGGTCACTGTTCAGAAAATTTAATCTGACATTTAGTGGCCATTACCACCACAAGTCATATGCAGACAGTATTCATTATCTTGGTAATCCTTACGAATTAACTTGGCAAGATTACAATGATGACAGAGGATTCCACATTTTTGATTTGAGTACGGAAGACTTGACATTCATAAAGAATCCGTTTAAGATGTTTCATCGAATTGTTTATGATGATAAAGCAGAATCAATTAAAGAAATTGATGGCAAAGATTTAACATCATATACAAACACCTATGTCAAAGTGGTTGTAATCAACAAAACAAACCCTTATTTGTTTGACAAATTCATGAATAATCTTTATAATGTAAATCCAATCGACATTACTATTGCAGAAGATTTTACTGATCTCTCGGAAAGTGGTGGTGAAAACTTAGTTGATGAAGCTGAAGACACACTAACGATACTCAACAAATATGTTGATTCAATCAGTGAAGAAAACATTAACAATGATAGATTGAAAATTTTATTGAAAGAACTCTATATTGAGGCATTGAATACTGAAAAATGATTTTATTTCAAAAAGTTCGTTGGAAAAATTTTCTTTCAACGGGTAATGCATTTACTGAAATTGTACTGAATCGGTCAAACAATACGCTTATCATTGGTCAAAATGGTGCCGGTAAATCCACCATTCTTGATGCTTTGTGTTTTGGTTTGTTTGGTAAACCTTTTCGTAAAATAAATAAGCCACAATTACTGAATTCTATTAACAACAAAGAAGCACAGGTTGAAATAGAATTTAAAATTGGTCAAAAACAATATAAAGTTGTAAGAGGTATAAAACCAAATACCTTTGAAATATATTGTAACAATGTTTTATTGAACCAAGATGCGGCTGCAAAAGACTACCAAGAAGTCTTAGAGAATCAAATTCTCAAATTAAATTACAAGTCTTTCACGCAAGTCGTCATTCTTGGTTCAGCCTCATTCGTTCCTTTCATGCAGCTTTCTGCTGCTGACCGCAGGACAATTATCGAAGACCTACTCGATATACAAATCTTTTCGTCAATGAATTCGGTGGTCAAAGATAAACTTTCCTCACTGAAAGAAGAAATTAGTAAGGTCAAATATTCCATTTCTTTAACTAAAGAGAAAATTGACCTGCAACTTCAAAATATTGAAGATCACAAGAAACTCAATGACGAAGAAATTGCCAAAAAACAAACCGAAATCGAAACATCAAAACAACAAGTCATAAACATTACAAAGTCTGTAGGGTTAATTTCAAAGCATGTTGATGTTTTGGTATCAAAAGTTGGTGATAAGAAAGAAAAATTAGAAAAAAAATCCAAAAGTTTGTTGCAAATAAAAGGTAAAATTGAAACAAACATTGATAGAAATCAAAAAGACATAGATTTTTATGAGGATAATCATGACTGTCCAACTTGCAAACAAGCTATTACACCTGACTGGAAACAATCTCAAGTCACCGAAAAAACTCAAAAAATTGATGCACAAAAAAAGGGTCTTGAGGAAGTTGAGGATGAACTTAAAAAAATAACAGGTGAATTGAAATCAATATCCGATATTGTTAAACATATCAATGAACACAATAACGAAATCACCAAGCACAATGCAACAATACTTGCAATCAATGGTTATATTACCAAATTGAATCAAGAAATAACCGAACTTTCAAATAAAAAGCTTTCATCACAGGATGGTAATTCAAAGTTGAGAGATTTGAAAACTGATCTTCACATGTTAAATGAATCATATGAAGAATTGGTTGATTTGAAACACTATAATGAATTTGCTGGAACATTATTGAAAGATACTGGTATCAAAACCAAAATTATCAAACAGTATTTGCCCATAATGAACAAGTTAATTAACAAGTACCTCACAGCAATGGACTTTTTTGTTAACTTTAACATTGATGAAAACTTCAATGAAACAATTAAGAGTAGACATAGAGATGAATTTTCATATGCAAATTTCTCTGAAGGAGAAAAAATGCGTATCGATTTGGCTCTTTTGTTTACATGGCGTCAAATAGCTAAACTCAAAAATTCAACAAATACCAATCTACTCATTTTGGATGAAGTATTTGATTCCAGTTTAGATACAGTTGGTACTGAAGAATTTTTAAAACTTATGCATGAGATGGGATCGGAAACAAATATATTTGTTATTTCCCATAAAGGTGATCAGTTATTTGATAAGTTTAAATCAGTAATTAAATTTCAAAAGAAAAACAACTTCTCACAGGTGGTAAAATGACAGATGATAGCATTGTTTTATACGACACAAATGAAAAAGCAAAAATTGCAAATCCAAGTTATGTAAAAACTTTTGATTTGGCACCGGTGACAAGTATGCTTTTGTATACTAGGTTGCCAGAATTTGATTTTACAAAGCCTCCTGTGAATCCAATGGAGTTTGCATCATCATTGGTCGAAACATGTAAAAAATATAATGGTATAGGTTTATCGGCAAATCAATGTGGATTTACACATAGAGTATTCGTAATGGGAACCGGTGATGAATTCATTGCGTGTTTTAATCCTAAGGTTTTATCCACAGAAGGTGAATCACACATGCCAGAAGGATGTTTATCTTTTCCTCTGTTGGAATTAAAAATTACCAGACCTAAGAAAATTACGGTATCTTACCAAGATTTTAATGGACAAGAACATACCAAAACATTTGAGGGTTTAACCGCAAGATGTTTTCTTCATGAGCTTGACCACATGGACGGAATCGTGTATACTACTAAAGCAAAGCCCTTAGCTTTGGAGTTTGGTATGAAAAAAATGAAAAAACTGGGTCAACGAATCAATAAAGCGATTAAATCTGGAAGAATTAAACCTGAAGACGTTATCAAATAATGCCTAAGAAAATACCCGATATTGAAGAACAATGGAAATTATGGCAAACAAAAAATGAGCCAGAAAAATTCCAGCATATCGATAGTGAAGAACTAAAGAATGATTTAATTAATGATTTGTCCGTCAAGTCACAAATGGATGTTCGTGAATACACTCTATATCAGAAGTGGTGTGAAGTACATGAAAAGTTTCCCACAAGAGAAATTTCAACCCTATTGGGAAATGAAATACAATTGGTAGATGTATCACAATCCAAAACTATCGATCAAATAAAATCCAATATTTGGTCACCAAAAGATTCTGATGATTATTTGAATTTGAAACCAAAGTTGATTCTGTCTAATGGCCCACTGGCAGATAGATGGAATACATTACGCACTTTTTCTTCTACAATGAAGAACAATTCAAACATTGGCAGAAATCTATATTATACTGTTATTGATGAAGTTACAGAAAAATATCTTGGCGTTATCTGTATTTCATCCGACTTTCTTGATTTGACACCTAGAGATCAACATATTGGCTGGCCAAAAGATATCAAAACAACCGGCAATATGATTAATCATACGGCAATTGGATCAACGATTGTTCCTCTACAACCACTCGGATTTAATTATATGGGTGGAAAGTTGTTGGCTTTGTTATGTCTTTCTGATACAGTACAAAATGATTGGAGAAAACAATATGGAGATGTTCTTGTTGGCGTTACTACTACTAGTCTTTATGGTAACACAAAGTCCAATGGCTTATCACAGTACGATGGTTTGGAATACTGGAACAAGATGGGTTTTAGTTCCGGCTCAGTTGCTTTCGATCCCAATAGAGATATACTTAATCGCATCTATAATTGGGTAAAAGAAAATCACACTCGACATTACTTTGAATGGTGGGAAGCTAAAAAACCTAATGGACTTCCGTACAAACGCGACCATAAAAATAGAACATTACACTTTGCATATAGCAAATTAAAAATACCAAAAACACTGGTGAAATGTGCTCACCAACGCGGTATCTATTTTTCTCCGTTATACAACAACACTTCTGAATTTTTGCGAAAAGAAATTACAGAAGATAAATTAATTAAATCTTTTGATACCAGTACCGAATCTCTGGTGAATATTTGGAAAACCAAATATGCCAAAGGTCGTATATCAATGTTAAAGAAGAAGAACAATGTTTCATATGAAACTTTATTCTACGATGATTTGATATACCTTTCTTGGGAAGAAACCAAGAACAAATATCTTCCACAAGTTGGCAGATAAGTCAAGTGTACCGCCAAAATGCTTGACATAGTTACTATATAATAGTATACTACTGATACTTGCAAATGCAAGATATTGTTTTTAACTTATTATTAGGAGTTTGATATGACTAAAGTATCCGCAAAACAACGTATCCTCAATTTCTTGACTAAGAAAGAAGGATACAACACTCTTTCAACCGCACAAGCTCGTGCTCGTTTTGGCATTCAAAATGTTGCAGCTCGTATCGATGAGCTTCGGCAAGAAGGCCACTGCATTTACACCAACACAAAGCGCCGTGCTGATGGTAGCAAAGTCTCTGTTTACCGCCTCGGCACCCCAACCAAAGCTATGGTTAAGGCTGCTTTGAAGTCTGGTTACAGCTTTTCTGCTTAATTTTAATTAAGCTTAGGGGAGATTACCTTTAATGGTTCTCCCCTTTTTTTATACTTGGAGAGCAAATGGAAATTTCAATTAAAAAAGAAGACTTACAGAAAAAAAGTTTGTTTGTGGCCACACCAATGTATGGTGGTATGAACCATGGACTTTATGCAAAAGCCTGCCTTGATTTGCAAGCGCTTTGTGTTCAATACGGAGTATCAGTTAAATTTTCATTTCTTTTCAATGAATCTTTAATTACAAGAGCCCGTAATTATCTCGTAGATGAATTTCTACACCGTTCAGACTGTACACATCTATTGTTTATCGATTCCGATATTCATTTTGAACCACGCGATGTGATTGCACTTTTGGCTTTGGACAAAGATGTAATTGGTGGTCCTTATCCAAAGAAAGCTATCAAGTGGAGGTCTGTTAAGAAAGCTCTAGAAAAAAATCCAGCTATGGAACCACAATTGCTGGAAAAAGTAACTGGAGATTTTGTTTTTAATCCAGTAAAAGGTACAGAAAAATTTACTGTAACCGAACCACTAGAAGTTTTGGAAATCGGAACTGGTTTTATGTTAGTGAAACGCGAAGTATTCAGTAGAATGGAAGAAGCGTATCCAATGATTCGGTACAAACCAGATCATGTTGGCCAAGCACACTTTGATGGTTCAAGATACATTCATGCATTCTTTGATACTGTGATTGATACAAAAGATTCTATCACAGGTGGTGGTTCTGAACGATATCTATCTGAAGATTATATGTTCTGTCAAATGTGGCGTAAAATCGGAGGTCAAATTTGGTTGTGTCCTTGGATGAAAACTTCACACATTGGAACATATCATTTCCAAGGTGATATGCCAGCTGTCGCAAACTTTGTTGGAGAAATGTGATGATTGTTGGTGTTGTCGGATTCATTGGATCAGGCAAAGGAACTGTTGGTGAAATTTTAGTTGAACTAGGGTTTCACCAATTAAGTTTTGCATCCGCGGTAAAAGATGTGGCATCATCTATGTTTGGATGGCCAAGATATTTACTTGAAGGCGACACGGAAGAATCAAGAAGTTTCAGGGAAAAACCAGATACTTTTTGGTCCGATTCTCTTGAAAGGGAATTCACACCAAGATTAGCTCTACAATTATTGGGCACAGAAGTTGGTAGAAATGTGTTTCATGAAAATTTTTGGATTATCAAAATGAGGCACAATGTTATTTCAATGCGAAAAAGCGGCATCGAAAATTTTGTAGTTACCGATGTTAGATTTCCAAATGAGATTGCATACATTCAACAAGAAGGCGGTATACTTATTGAGGTACAAAGAGGTGTTCAACCGCATTGGTTTGATATCGCAATAAAAGCCAACAAAGGTGATATGAAAGCCGAAAAGTTTCTAAGAGACAATAACATACACGAATCTGAATGGAAATGGATTGGATCACAAAGAGATCATTGCATAGTAAATAATGGCACAATTGATAACTTGAAAGAAAAAGTTATAAAATGCTTGACACCATATTATGGTCATAATATAATGAAAGAAATGAAAGAAGGAGTATTAACATGAAACTTTCAGAGAACACTCTGGCAGTATTGAAAAATTTTGTTACCATCAATAGTAATATTGAATTCAAGAAAGGAACAAAATTAACCACAATCGCACCAACAAAAACTGTTTTGGCAAAAGCCAATATTACAGATGATTTTCCTCAAGATTTTTGTATTCATGATTTAAATCAGTTTCTATCAATCTTTAATGTAAACAAGGATTGTGAAATTAGTTTTGATGATAGGCATGTTTTCTTTAAATCAAACAAGACCAAAACATCATATCGAACAGCAAATAGAAATACCATTGTAACACCACCAGATAAAGAGCTAACACTACCTTCTTCTGATGTTTCGTTTACACTTTCGGCTGATGATTTGCAAACAATTATCAAAAATGCAAACCTATTGCAATCAAACCATGTATCAATCAAAAGTGAAGGTGATGTAATTTACATCGATGCGTGTAATGAAGACGATGATTCTGCACACGTTGCTTCAACAGAAATTGCAACTGGTAATGGCAAAAAATTTAAAGCTGTGTTTCTAACAGAGAACTTGAAGATGATGCCTGGTTCCTACGAAGTTACAATTTCTTTTAAGGGTATTTCACATTTCAAATCCGTCAACGGTGACATTGAATATTGGATTGCTATTGAAACTAAACACTCAAAATTTGGAGAATAAAATGATTTATGTCACAGACGCAAAAAACAAAAGTAAGATTGCAATCAACCCAGACCATGTAGTTTTAGTTGGTACTGTAGGTGATGGGGAATTTGCAAATAAAACGGTGATTGCACTTCCAAACGGACAAATTATTGTTGACGAAATTGATTATGAAGTTGTTGGATTAATCAATGGATACAAAAAATAATTCTCGTAGAAACTTTGCAAAAAGCCTTGGTCTAGCCGGGCTTTTTGTCGCTGGTATTGCTGGTTATAAAGAAGTCAAAGAAAGAATTGTTTACAAACAAGATGAACTTCCTACTGTTGATTTGGAAAAACAACTTGAAGGTAAACCGGTTCTTCAACTGCAAGCAACATATGGTGAAGAATTGCCGGAACAATTGCTTTCTAGTCAAAATGGAAAATATTATTATTTCTCAGGTCCGAAATATAAACCTGGCACAGAAAAAAATATTAAAGTAAATATTGTACCCGGTCCTGATGGTAAACTTTACGTCAAAGAGAATGACACCTGGCGTAAAATCTGATACAATGAATTTTTATATTATGGAGAATGTGAATGTTAAACCATGTATTGTGGGTAGAAAAGTATCGCCCCCATAAAATTGAAGAATGTATTCTTAACGACACACTGAAGAAAACATTTCAGGAATTCGTAAACAAAAAAGAAGTACCAAACTTATTGCTTGCTGGCACCGCAGGCGTTGGTAAAACAACCGTTGCTCGAGCAATGTGTGAAGAAATTGGTTGTGACTATATCATGATCAATGGTTCTGATGACCGTGGTATTTCAACTATTCAGAATCAAGTTAAAAACTATGCCACCTCAATGAGTCTTTCTGGTGGCCGCAAAGTTGTGATTCTAGATGAGGCAGATAATCTAACTGCCGATGCACAAAAAGCCTTGCGGGGAATGATGGAAGAAGTTTCCTTGAACTGTTCTTTCATCTTCACATGTAACTTTAAAAACAAAATCCTGGACGCAATCCATTCGCGTTGTACTGTTGTTGACTTTAGACCAAATGGTTCTAAAGTAAAGATGGCCGCAGCCTTCTTCAAAAGAGTGGAATATATTCTCAAAGAAGAAAGTGTGGAATATGATAAAGAAGTTGTTGCGGGATTGATCACGAAACATTTTCCAGACAATCGCAGGATTCTAAATGAATTGCAAAGATATAGTGCCGGTGGTGTAATCGACAAAGGCATTCTTTCCGCTGTATCCGATATTCAACTCGGTGAATTGACAAAGGCACTTCAAAATAAAGACTTTGCATCTGCTCGCAAATGGGTCATTAATAATTTGGATAATGATGCAGCCAGAATTTTCCGCAGTCTATATGACACATTGTATGAACACCTGAAACCCAATTCTGTTCCACAACTGGTATTGATTCTTGCAAAATACCAATATCAATCCGCTTTTGTTGCAGATCACGAAATCAATCTGATGGCTTGTTTGACAGAAATCATGGTGGAGTGTGAGTTCAAATGACGCCGTTTGAATATGTGGACTTAATCCTTCATAAGAAAAAACAGGAAGAAAACCTAGACTTCAAGGATTACGCACCTTTTATTGTCAATCGATCACTGTCATATCATGTGGATTGCATATTGTATGCACAAGAAATGAATCTTTATCCACAGCTGGATAAAGATATGCAATACCACTATCTTCTAAATAGTATCAGGCCTATGAAACGGAAGTTTGCTCCGTGGCAAAAGGCCGTCAAGGACAAAGATATAGAATGCGTTAAGGAGTTTTTTGGTTATTCAAATCGAAAAGCCTTGGAAGCACTCCGTATCCTTACTGATGATCAAATCGCTGAAATAAAAATAAAAACTGATAAAGGCGGAGTGAAATGATTGAAATAAAAAATTTAGTGGAAGTAAAATTAAATGAACAGGATGATTTTTTAAAGGTTCGTGAAACTCTAACACGGATTGGTGTCGCATCAAAAAAAGAAAAAACACTATATCAATCTTGTCATATTCTACATAAGCGCGGTCAATATTACGTGGTTCATTTCAAAGAATTGTTTGCATTGGACGGAAAGCCAACAGACATAACAGATAATGATTTATCTAGAAGAAATGCAATCGTAAATTTATTGGAAGATTGGGGATTGGTTACTATTGTTGATAAGAAACAAACAGAAACTCCAACTCCTATTTTTCTTTCGCAGATTAAAATAATCTCACATAAAGACAAAAATGAATGGAAGCTAATTCCGAAATACCAAATTGGTAAAAAAGGAAATTCTGCTTGACAAATTCATATAAATAAAGATATAATCCTAGTCCCCTCGGGATGGGAGCAGCAATCGGTGAGGGCTGTATAATCCAGAAGCCGGCCAATGCCTTCGGGGTTGGTAAAATTCATTAACTCGCTTACTAAAGGAGAATCAAATGATTCACATGGTAGATACTTTCATCGACACCGTTCAAGGTGCGAAAACAAGTTTCGTTAATACATTTGTATACAACGAAGAACTTAAAAAACCCCTTCAATCTTATATTAATGCACAAACAACTTTTGCAAAAAAAGTTGCACAAGAAAGCTTTAGTTTTTTCACCGCTGTTGGTCTTGCTGCCAATGCATTCGATGTGAAAAAAGCTTTTTCTGTTAAATGAGGAGGGAACTATGACAAACATTAATTTATTTGACTTTCATAAACTTGATCCTTTTGCTGTAGGTTTTGGTGATATGTTTAAAGAATTACAAGACATGTCCAAGAAATACGCAAACACTTATCCTCCTTACAACATCAAACAAGTAAAAGAAAACAAATACCTGATTGAAGTTGCTGTTGCAGGATTCGGAAAATCGGATATTGAAGTTACACTTGAAGGTAACAAATTGATCATTAAAGGAAATTCCGGTAAATCAGAATCCGAAGGCGATGTATTCCTACACAAAGGAATTGCTAATCGAAACTTTACTCACGAATTTAAATTGGCAGATAAGATTGAGATTAAAGAAGCCGAATTGGTAAATGGTATGTTGAAAATTTGGCTTGAGAATATGGTAAAAGCTCAAGATTTTGTCAAGAAAATTTCGTTGAAGGAACAAGTTTAAATTCCCAGAGGGGTTCTTGACAGAGCCCCTTTCTTTTGATATAATTCATTTATTATGAAAACTTTAAACAAACCAATTTACAAAAAAGTGCGTACACGAACCAATGGTGAAGTGTACTATACCAATCAAGTTTGGCCACCAAAAGAAATTGATGGCGTAATGTTTTTGCCTGTGGTAAAAGATGTGCCATCAACGGAGAAAAAACAAAATTTACATTATGTTCGTAAAGATAGTTTGGAGTTCGTGAAGTGATTTTAAATGATATCAGTAAAAATGCTTTGTTGAGCCGTGAATATTTTGATCCAAAAAATAATGATCATTTAGACATAGCCAGAAAATTTTTCACTACAAATAAATGGGAAAACACTTGCCCCTTTTTCTTGGAATGGCCATACATTACTGTTCCTGATATGATTAAAGATAAAATTACCAGATATTTTTTGTTTGAATAACTATAAAAAGGAAAAACATGTCAGTTACTTTAAAGAACCTAGAGAGTGCATTGGCTGGTGAGTCAATGGCACACATCAAATATCGTTATTTTGCGAAGATTGCTCGTGAAGAAGGATTCGAAGATGTTGCAAAACACTTTGAACATACCGCTGATCAAGAAATTAAACATGCATGGGGTCATTTGGAATTGTTGATTGGTAAACCAACAACAAAAGAATGCCTCGAAAAAGCAATTGCTGGTGAGACTTATGAATACACTGAAATGTATCCACAATTCGAAGCCATTGCTATTCGTGAAGGTGAATTACAAGCAGCTAAAGAAGCACAAGAACAAACACAGGAGTCAAAACTTCATGCAGAACAGTTTAAAAAAGTCCTTGCATTGGCTGAGAAGCGTTTCACTGCTCTTAAAAAAGTGGAAGAAAGACACGCCAATGCTTACAAAGATGTATTAAGGAGTCTATAATGTCCGAAAAAGTTTACGTTTGTATAGTTTGTGGACATGTTCACGATGAGGAAACTGAAGGTGTTTGGGAAAATCTACCTGAAGATTTCACTTGTCCTGAATGTGGTGTTGGAAAAAATGAATACGAAACTATTTAAGATTTCGTTAAAAACTGCCACCCAATTTTGAAACCAATGTAGAGAAAAAATACAACCATGAGAAAAATTGCACCAGCTAAAAAATCTTCTGCCATTTTTTCTCTACGTTTTGCTACTTGTTTTATTCTTTCTAGTTCAGCAGCGTTACGCTCTTTGATTAGGCGTGTTCGTTCACGCAGCATGTCTTCCCAAACATCTGCGTTGCCACTATAAATTAATAGTTCTTTGAGTTCTTTTTCGGCATCCCTCAGTCTTTTCGAATTCATTGCAATTTCTAAAGCAACAGCACTTAATTCACTATCACTTTTACCGACATTATCACCTTTTAATTTTACTGAAGCAGTATGTACTTTGTCGGATGAATTGAAAAACTTTACAAACTCACCAGTTAAAGAATTGATATCTTTACCTAGAGCTATAGCCTTTTTAATATTGTTAACTGAAGATTGAGCCACACTAAAAGCGATGCCGATTGTTACAGGATCAATCATATAATTATTTAGGATGTGAAATGAAAGAAAAGTTTATTGGTGCATACATGAAAACGGCTGAGGTATTTGCTGAATTATCCTCGGCTCGTAGGCTTCATGTTGGTGCTATCGTGGTCAAAGATGATCGTATCATCTCTATTGGTTACAATGGTATGCCTTCTGGATGGGATAATAATTGTGAAGATGTAGTCATACCGACCTTACCTTATCTACAAGGTGATGAACCTACTTTGAAAACTAAACCTGAGGTGCTTCATGCTGAAACAAATGCAATTGCAAAGTTGGCTAAAAATGGCGATTCTTCTAATGGTGCCGTATTGTTTGTTACTCATGCTCCTTGTCTGGATTGTGCCAAACTTGTTTATCAAAGCGGCATCAATTCTGTGTATTATCGCAATGCTTACCGTGATGAAAGTGGTATACGATTCTTGGAAAAGGCAGGAGTCTCGGTGAACAAAGTATAATTTCATAATGTAAAAAAATAAATTATTGATTGATTCTAAATAAGTTTGGAGTAGTTTGCAAACAGGAGACAAAGATGCGAATAAAAATAGCGAATTGTCCAGATAAAGACTTCAAACCTTTTGTTGAAAGGGCTGCTCTATTTTTTGCAAAAGAATTGATATCAAATACAAAAATAAGAAATAATTGCGTAACCAAAATTCGATTCGATGCCAAACTAAAAGAGTATGGTTACGCAAGTGTTGAAGATTACAATACGAAAAAAGAACCTAGAAGTTTTTTGATTGAAGTTCATCCTGGAATAGGACCAAGAAAGATACTAGCTACAATAGCTCATGAGATGGTACACATCAAACAATTCATCTATAAAGAAACAGATGATAATTTGTTGTCTTGGAAAGGAAAAACAATCAGTTCAGATGTAGATTATTGGGATCAACCTTGGGAAATAGATGCACATGGTCGTGAAGTTGGTTTGTTAACCAAATTTGCAATTGGTGAAGTTTTATGGGAAGTGTTTGATGAGTTTAAAAATCCTAACTTACCTATTGTATCTGTTCCAATTAAATGGAAAAAATAATTGACAAAACGCCTATATACCTTTATAATTTAATTTTTTGGAGAAATTCTGTGTTGCACATATCGAAGCCCGTTCTATTAACATGCGAGTATCGCACACCATTTATTGGTAGCGATAATCAGTCATGGGTGAGCGGAAAAGGGGTATGTGGAACCTGATAGAATCTAAAAGTAAATAAAAAGTTTCACAAACCCCAGACCTAAAAAATCTGGGGTTTTTTGTTGTAATCTTACAACGTGTGTATTGACAAAGAAAAAATTTCTGATATAATACGCAACTGTTCTTTAAAAAGTTAAGTGTAATTAATCCCGGATTGTGTAGTGGTAGCACAGCAGACTTTGACTCTGTTAGTATAAGTTCGATTCTTATTCCGGGTGCCATATTAAAGCATGTTATAGTGACGCATGAGCAGGTCATTAACTTCCGCTGGTTACGTCAATCGTAAGTGGGTGAAGGTAATATGCTTTAATATGGTAATATAAGGAGATGTACAATGAAAAAAATTGTATTGTCTATATTATTGTGTATGCCATTGTTTGCAAATGCATGTAAAGGTTATGTAATAGGTTTTAAAGGTTTGAATGAATCTTTTAATTCTGTTGCGTTTCAAAAATACGCGGATCGTTTAGGTTATTGTGGTAAATCTTTTTCCTGGTTTCAAGATAAAGAAGCATTACAGTACATTCAAACACTAAAGAAACCATATCGCCTTTATGGTTTTAGTAGAGGCGCACAGACAGTTTCGGATGTGTTAAAACAAACGAAAACAAAACCTGAATATGTTTTAACAATCGGTGCATACAAAACAACAAATGTAAATTTTGATAAACATCGTGTTCGTTATGATAACTTCTTTGATCAATCTGGTGTTGGTCAGAAAAGTCCAGGAGTATTTTTCAATGTATCTCATGCGGATATAGAAAAAGAAGTAAGTGAATTTTTGATAGAATAATGGAAGCGTGCCAGAGCCCGGTTTATTGGAACAGTCTTGAAAACTGTCGTGTCAGAAATGGCACCGTGAGTTCGAATCTCACCGCTTCCACCAATTTTAGGAGTTTAAAATGCCAGCAGTGTTTCTTGTAAGTGACACACACTTTGGTCATGCTGGTGTGTGCCGGTTTCTTCGTGAAGATGGAACAAAACTTAGGCCATGGGATTCACCAGAAGAAATGGATGAAGCAATGGTTAAAATGTGGAACGAAACAGTTCGTCCAAATGATAAAGTTTACCATCTTGGCGATGTTGTGATCAATCGTAAAGCTCTAAGTATTTTACATAGGCTTAACGGTGATAAAATTCTGATTCGTGGCAATCATGATATCTTTAAACTTGAGGATTATACTCGACACTTTAGAGATATTCGTGGTTACCATGTGATGAACGGGATGATTCTTTCACACATCCCTGTCCATGAAGAAAGCCTTGGAAGGTTTGGTACAAACATTCACGGTCATTTACACGCTAATCGTGTCATGAAAGTGGACGAGTATGGCACTTCATGGATTGATCCACGTTACCATTGTATTTGCGTTGAGCAAACTGATTTCCGCCCTATATTGTTTGAAGATGTGTTGAAGCGTATCAGAGAAGAAGGTGGTGGTATCGGTTTCCGTAATGGTAACGGTCCAGCAATGTGAAAGAGGTGAGGTGCCTGAGAGGCCTAAAGGAGCGGTTTGCTAAACCGTCGATTCACGAAAGTGGGTCCGTGGGTTCGAATCCCACCCTCACCACCATTTATTTTGAAAGGTAAATTATGCGAGTTAAAACTGATAAAAATTTTAAGATGGCTAAAACGACCAAACGGTTGTTGACACTTCTTCCTTTTAAGGATGAAGAACAGCGTACAGCATTTAAACATGCTATGATTGATGCACAAGTTTTGGGCAACATTGTTCCAAAAACTGTAAAAGATAAAAACTTGAGGGAAGTTGAAGCTGATTAACCCGCCGTAGCTCAGGGAGAGCAGGGGGTCTTATAAGCCCTTAATCTAGATAAGGTCCAGGATGTGGTTCGACTCCACACGGCGGGACCAATGTGGGTGTGGCGGAGTGGTCCAACGCAACAGTCTGCAAAACTGTAAAGCCGTCAGTTCAAATCTGACCACCCACTCCAAATATTGTTGTTGTTCTACAACACACTGGTTGACAAAAATACCAGTTCGTGTAGAATACAATCTTGTTCTTTAAAAAGTTAAGTGTAATTTTGTGGACCTATCGTCTAACGGTTAGGACGCTGCCCTTTCAAGGCGGAAACGTGGGGTTCGATTCCCCCTAGGTCTACCATTTGTTTAGTGTTATCAAGGTATCGCATATGGACGCATATGCTATGCGGGCCTAATCTGCCGGAAACAGGTCCTGAGATAACTGCATCGGCTTTGGAGAGGAAGCACCTCACTCCTAAATTTGCACGATAACACTAAACAAATGGTAATTTGTGGGGGTATAACTTAGTGGTAAAGTATCCGGCTTTTAACCGGAAAACCAGAGTTCAATTCTCTGTGCCCCTACCAAAGTTTTGGGAGAATCGCTGCGAAGCGTATTCTTAAACGACCTGTAGAACTCCCAGGCGTCCCGTAGTTAGTATTTTGGAGGTCTTGATGCTATGGCGTGTGCATCCCCGGACTGTAAATCCGGTCCCTCGTGGTAAACATTCGCGGTTCGACTCCGTGGACCTCCACCAGAACGTGCCGATTCGTCACCGGCTAGTCTGACCCAGACGATGAGAAGTGGTTTGATACCCACGGGTGGTTCTGAGGCGAAGAAGCCTCACAGTAGAAATACTGCGGTCTAACCAAACCGGCGCTGGCAATGCGAGAATCCTCTTTGGTCGTGAAGCTGATGGAGCTGTGTGTGATGGATAGTTCAAAAAACTATCTTGATGCAGTATATGGACAGCCGCAGAGAGGAAGCAACTAATTTTGGTTCCAAAGTGTTCATGGACGCACGTATGCCTGTCACGCATAAAGAAGGGGATCGTTACCCCTTGGAACCGCCAAGATTATAAATAAGATTAACAAAAAGGAGTTAATCTTATGAAAAAGTGTAAATGGCACTTGTGTCAAAAAGAAACAGAAAAAACATATTGTTCAGTTAAATGTAAAAATAAACAATCGGTGCAAAATCGAAGAAAAAATATAAAAGAGAGGTCTATAAATTATAAAGGTGGTCGTTGTGAAAATTGCGGTTATTCTAAATGTAACGAAGCTTTAGAATTTCATCACAGAGACCCAAACGAAAAAGATTTTGGTTTATCTGCTCATGGCATCACACGTTCATGGGAAAAGGTAAAACAAGAATTGGATAAATGTATTCTTTTATGTGCAAATTGCCATAGAGAAGAACATTTTTTAACAAAGTTAATTTGAATTTTATTCCCCAGTAGCTCAGTCGGTAGTAGCGTCTGCCTGTTAAGCAGAAGGTCCGTGGATCGTGCCCACGCTGGGGAGCCATACAATGCCCTCTTACTCCAATTGGTAGAGAGGACGGTCTTAGAAGCCGTAAAGTCTCAGTTCGAATCTGAGAGAGGGCACCATATTACACCCTTGTAGCTCAGAGGCAGAGCACCGTCTTGATAAGGCGTAGGCCGACATTTCGAAACTGTCCAAGGGTACCAAACAACTCGCCTTGACTGATGGCGTAGAGAAGGATAAGTAATCAGTCAAATTGGGCTGTTAGTGCTAATGGGAACACATCTGGTTTGCAACCAGAAATTGAGAGTTCGATTCTCTCACGGTCCACCAAATTTCGCTCCTGAAGCATTGCTGGCGATGCGCCGGATTTGTAACCCGGAGATAGTCTGTTCGATTCAGACCGGGAGCACCAATTTTTTCTCCGATTAGCGTAGCCTGGTAGCGCCCCTGCTTTGGGAGCAGGTAGCGGGGGTTCGAATCCCTCATCGGAGACCAATATGGTTGTATGACGTAGACGGATGCGTACCGCCCTCATAAGGCGAGGAGGTTGGATCGTTACCAACTACAACCACCACACGGTCTTTAGTTCAACGGATAGAATAATAGGCTACGAACCTATAGATGGGGATTCGATTTCCTCAGGACCGGCCAAAAATATCTCGGTAGTGTAACGGCAGCACCATGGTCTCCAAAACCATTAGTGAGGGTTCGAATCCTTCCCGGGATGCCAGTATAAGTAATAGAAAGTAGGTTAATATGTTCAACAAAAAAATTGATCTTGAAGAAGTAAAAGCCTTTGTAGAGAATTGTGGTCCAGATACCAAAATTTATCTTGGCTGTGATTCTGAAAAAGTCAAAGTGAACGGTGTGTGGTATGCTGATTACATTACTGCTGTTGTTGTTCATATTGACAGTAAACATGGTTGTAAAATTTTTGGTCAGATTGAAAGAGAAAGGGATTTCGATCAACAAAAAAATAAACCTAGGTTGCGTTTGATGACGGAAGTTTATAAGGTTGCAGATATGTACCTAAGTCTTTCGGCAATCATAGCAAATGATATTGAAGTGCATCTTGACATTAACCCAGATATGATGCATAATTCAAGCATTGTTGTTAACGAAGCGATTGGCTACATAAAGGGTATGTGTAATGTTGTGCCTCTAGTGAAACCAAAAGCATTTGCAGCATCTTATGCGGCTGATAGACTGAAAAGTTTTGCAGCATAAGTAAAAAGCGGGATTAGTTTAATGGTAAAACTACAGATTTCCAATCTGTTGTTGACAGTTCGATTCTGTCATCCCGCTCCATATAAAAGCACATTATCTCAGTTTCCTCATCACAAGGGTTGAGGCGAGATTAACAATAGTGTGCTTCTATATGTCTCTTGCGGGATTGGTTTAATGGTAAAACGAAACCTTGCCAAGGTTTAGTCAACAGTTCGATTCTGTTATCCCGCTCCATGGAGTTATTAGTGTAGTGGACTGCACCCCATGTTGTGACCGTGGTAGTATGAGTTCGATCCTCATATAACTCCCCAGAATAGCCCGTTAGTTTAATGGTAGAACCCCGCCCTTACAAGACGGTCACGGCAGTTCGATTCTGTCACGGGCTACCAATCGCTCTTATAGGTAAATGGCATACCGCATCCTTGGTAAGGATGTATCCCAAGTTCGATTCTTGGTAAGAGCACCAATGCCGCTATGGTGAAGGTGGTCCTCACGTTGGTCTGAAGAACCAAAGAACCTAGTTCGATTCTCAGGTGGCGGCACCAAAAGGAGTTTATATGTACATTTCTTCTATTCAAACATACACGGACATATATTTTGATATGATTCGTACAACAGAAAGAAAAACCATATCTAATGATAATGGTGAGAAGGTCAAAGAAATATTAGATTTTTCTTATCGTCCTTACACACATAATGGTCAATTAAATTCGACTGCACAAACAGGTCAAATTATTGATATAATGGCGTAAGCCCCGGTGACGGAATTGGTATACGTGTTTGACTCAAAATCAAAATTTTAGGAGTTCGACTCTCCTCTGGGGCACCACTTGACAAATTACACTTAACTTTGTATAATATCTCTATTGCGGGTGTGGTGGAATGGTAGACACAGGAGACTTAAAATCTCCCGCCTTAAGCGTGTGGGTTCGACTCCCGCCACCCGCACCAAAAAGCGCCTGTAGCTCAATGGTTAGAGCAGCGGACTCATAATCCGTTGGTTAGGGGTTCAAGTCCCTTCGGGCGCACCAATCCGGCTATCGTATAATGGATAATACAAGGGTCTTCTAAGCCTTGAATGTGGGTTCGATTCCTGCTAGCCGGGCCATAATAAATACTGTAGCGGGTTGGTGAAAAGGTATCACAGTGGGCTCATAATCCTCAGTTCCGGTTCGACTCCGTGGCCCGCAACCACTTTATTTGTTATTCAATGGATTGTCCAGTGCCTTCTGGATTTTTGTATCCACTTCTTTCTTGAGAGCATCCACATCTCTCTTAACATCTCTTTTCATAGTATCAACTTCTCTAGCAATTTCTCTTTTGCTGGTGTCAACTTCTTTGGTTATTTCCCTACGTGCATCAGCAACTTCTTTACGAATCGCATTCACTTCAGCTCTTGCTTTTTCTAAATCTTCACGAATATCTTTTCGTGCTTGACGCATTTCTTGCTCTGTTTCACGCTGAGCCGTTTTCACACTTCGTTCAATTTGTTCAGTAACAGATTCATTTCTGCGAATATCATTCTTCAAATCATTCTTAATGTCTCTTGTGTAATCTGAAGTCTTTGCACTGTTTTCTTCAATAACGGCCAATCGTTTGTCAAATTCCGATAAATCTGGTGCAACATATTCTGCAATTTTCTTTTTCATTCCAATGTAATCTTTATATACCTCAAACGCACCATATAATCCACCAAGAACTGATGACACGATGGTGGCAGCCACCATCAGTTTTGCTGGAGTGAATTCATATCCACCAATACTGATAACGGTATCTTTACTTGCATACTTCTTAACTGCCGCTTCAGCTTCATCAATCTTTTTATTTACGTCTTTGATTTCTTCTGACATTTTACTTCCTATATTGTTGATCTACCATTTGTTGGTGTAATCTATCCGATGATAGTTGCCTTAATGCTCTAACATTATCTACTGTTGATTGATTTTTATAGATTTCATCAGGTTTGTATAACTGACCATCCTTGAGTGCTAAACTAAGATAAGCACTAAATCCTGGCGGGTTAACTGCCATGGAGGATATGTCAACATTACCAGCCAGTTCATTTGGCTGTACATTGCTTTTAACTGTTTCTGTTTTTTGTTCTGCTTGTGTATTTTCTATTGGCAATCTTTGTTGCATTGCCATGTTAACAGGATTATCATTTGCATTTAAATTGGATTGTTGAATTTGTTCGATTTGAATATCTCTAAATTCATTTCTAAAAGTCATCGATGCAGTAACTGTTATCTCATTACTCATTAAAGAATAATCAACTCTACCCATCGGCGTATTAGAATTAACTACACTTGTATTAGATGAAGAAATTGATTGCTGCTGTTGTGCGTCATTATTTCTTTGTATATTATTAATTGCCATATTCGTTTGTTCTTGTGCATTTGCAATTGCAGTTGAAACTTCTTGTAGTGCATTTGATACGGCGGCACTTTGAACTGCTCTATCGTTAGCTTGAACCTGTCTCACAACACTCATTATCAAACCCATATTTGGTGTTGATTTATTTTTTTCATCCGATTCTTGTTTTTGCGATTCTTTAACAGATTGTGGTATATTATCTGGCGCACTAATTGTTCCGGTTGTTGAAACTTGAACACCGCCAGCATCAACAGAAATAGTTGTTGGTTGAACATCAGAAGTTGCCGGCAAAGATGTGGTAGATATTGTAACTGTACCTATTGTCGTTGTTATAGGTGTTGAATTTTTACTAATAGCATCCAAATAACCAGGACAACTTGGTGAACTTAAAACATTCACTGAACAAGGATCAACAGAATATTTTAAACTAAAACTTATATTATAAATTTCTGGTCCATATGGACCTGCCCAACCATTATTATCACGACCGATAAAACCATATCTGACATTACTTAAATTACTGACTGTGAGTGGTGTTGTGAATGTTTCACTGTAATTAAAATTAGTCCAGTTAAAGAGATAATTTAAATTGTAATTTTTATTGTATGCAACATTATTAGAAGTGTCATAGAATGTTACATATGCATTTAATTGATCAACCCTACCATCATCCCAACCATTACCATTTTTTGCGGTAAAGCCAAAGTTATATCCTTTTACAACTAAACCTGTTCCTGAATTTGGTAAAACATTTGATATAGCTTGAACTTGATGTAAATCAGTTAATCCAAAAGAAAAATTAATATTATTTCCTGGACGTACAATTGGATTTGGGCCACAATAACCAATCAAACCCCAAGCCCAACAACTCAATTCATTTTGATATACACCATTCACCCAAGAGGATGGTCCACCATAAGGCGTATTGTTAACAATATTGCCTGTTGTATATGTTTGTGTCGGATCTAGTATCTGTGCGTTACTTGAAAAGCTTGTGAACAAGCACACCAAGGAAACTGCCGATACCAATCTTTGTATAAGTGTCATCTTTTCTTTCTTTTATTGGCGCTGGAATTTTATTTGGGTTGGATTCCCAGGATGCTTTGGCAGCATCACCAATTTTTCCTTCATATGGACATGGAGTGCCAGCCGCCATCATTGCATCCCAAACTCTGCGGTCTTGACACATGGTAGCAACAGCAGCCACTTTCATACCCATATCATAAAGAGTTTTAGACAATTTTAATCTTTCGCAATTTTCATCACGAACGGTTGTGCCTGTAGA